TTTCTGACAGAGGAGTTCCAGGTCGCCAGTCTAATGCTCGTTGAGCAGGCGCTCTAGATGCTAACGCACCAATAGGCGCACCAATTCCAGCAGATAAAACACCCTCTAATGCACCTACTTTAGCTATATCGGCTGCATCGTATTCGTCTCGGATGCCTTGTTGTATCTGACGTGTTTGCTGTAATGCTTCGAAGCCAGTACCGATACCCGTACCCACGGTGCCTTCGATTGCTGCACCTCTTGCTGCACCAGACCTTACTGCTTTCTTTACTGCGTCACCCTTCGTAGCGCCTGCTGCTCGTGCAGTTTTAGCTACGCGTGCTGCTTTTGATGCAGCTCCTGCGTACGGTACAAAGTTTATAGGGTCTGCAACAGTTGCCAGTCCATAATCTTTTACACGTTCGAATACAGTTCCACGCGTAGGAGCGCTTCTCCATGCCTTTGATAATCGCGTCATCAATGCTTGGTCTGATCCAGCATTGTTATATTCCATCATATCTAGGCCAGCAGATATAAAGTTACTGTCTTTCCAGCGATTGTCGGTATACCAATCGTCAAGCATGTCAGACGTATTGGCAAACGTCTGTCCTTTTGAACTGTAGTATGTACGAAGGTCTTCTAAGAATGAGCCGTTGTTTATCAGCTCGCTGCCAGTTAGGCTTGTATAGTCGGGTGCGCTTTGCGTAGGCGAAAGCCCTGCAAACAGTTCTTCAAATTTTGACATCAGGTACTCCATTTAACCAGATGAAATCAAGTTAAATGATACCCCCCTGTAAAGTCGTCCTTTTTAGGGTCTAGTGCCGCGACGAGTAGGATTTTGATTTCCCACTCGATTAGGCGAGATTATATTTATAGGGCTGTAGATTTCTTGAAGATACTCTTGTTCTTCTTTTGTATATTGAGGGTTACGTGGGTTTTCTTTTCTTTTTTGTTCAATGCTTTGCTGTAAGGTAATTTCATTAGGCTGCAAACGCTCTACTTCTGCTTTTTGTTCGGCTTCGTATGCAATCTTACCTCGTGTTATTTTATCTTTTAGTTGCTGACCCGAATTAAAAAGAGAGTTGATAGCATTATCTACTTCTTGTTTTTTAGCATTCAAAGACTGCAACTCGTTTTGAACAGTAGTGCGATCTTCAGCTAAGTTTTGATTATATAGAGGAGACTTAAGAAGCATAGATAATCTTTGGATTTCACTGTCCAAGTTATTACTTGCTGTTTCAAGGCCAAAGCCAACCTCTTTAATTTTTTCAATGGCTTCACTAACAGATCCACCGCTACCCAAAGTTGCTATATAAGCGTTCTGGTCAGACAGGTTTATTGCAGCACTGGCAAGTTGAGTGGCGTCAGGAATTATAGTCATAGCTTGAGTGCCGTTATCAACAGCAGTTTGGGCAGGAGCTACATCGTCTGCAACGCTACCTCGATGTATGTCGAATGTGCTCTTGCGTACTTGATCTCTTGCCTTTGCATAATTCTGTTGAAACAATAAACGCTTCTGATCGGTTCTAGGTAAATTCAAAAGCTCTGAAATGTCTTTAAGTTTTGTTGCAGCAAGCGCTATATCCATAGCGTCTTTTTCTAACTCTGCGTACTGAGAGCCTGCAAACGCGCCCTTTAAATGAACATTTTTAAAAGCGTCATTAACCATCGCACGAGTTATCCTGCCGTTGTCTAAGAAAGTAGTGCCATCTTCGGCTTTTCTAACAGCCATATTAAGAAGCTCATCGACAACACCTTTGGCAGTATCTTGAGACATTGGAATATTTAACTCAGTAGCAATGTCTTGTAGGAAGCCGCTTACATTTGCAGAAATAAGACTTCCTACTTCTTCGGGTTTGCTATCTCCAAGCACAGCAGCATTACCGAGCACATCTTCTGAATATTGAGCTAATTCTTGTAGGTCTACTGTAATACCTCTTGTTGCGCCGAAACCATCTTCCATGGCGTTGGTAGCAGTATTAAGATTTTCAATTTCTTTTACGTCAGCAGCAGCACGTATTTTATCAAGCGCAACGTTAAACTGAGTTTCAGCCATACTTGCAAATCTATTTTCGGCATCCTCGATACCTTGGGCTGTTAGTGCTTCTACAAAGTTATTAATGAAGTTTTCTTTAGTATTGTCGATTATAAAAGCTTTTTCATTGTCACCCATAATTGATTTAGCTATCTGATTAAGTTCTGCGGTTAGTTCTTGTGTCGCTCCACCGAACTGATCTTCGATAGTTTTTATTTGTGCTGGGTCTAGCTTTACATCTCGTCCACGTCTTTTACTGATGCTTTCTTCAAGCTTTTTGATAACGTCGGCGGCAGTAAGGTTTTCATCGACTGCATTTTTGATAATGTTGTCTGAATTTTCAACTGCGAGTTGTGCAGCCGAAATGTCTTCTTGCACTTGTGCAGCCTCTTGTTCTTCCATTCTCTTTTTAAAGAGGTTGTTGGCAGCAAGAAATGTATCAGCCCCAATTTCCACTCCTTCTGGTGGAACTAGCGTAGCTATTAATGAGTTGTATTCCTCTTCAGTGCTGGAAAGTTGAGCAAATCTGATTGCTTCATTAGTAAGAGATGCAAGCGCTTTGTCATTTTTCTCTTTTATGTTTCTTGCTATCTGACTGTCCATGTCACCAAAATCGGGAATGGCACTTGGATCGTATTTTTCTGTTATTGCTTTTTTGCGACGGTCATATTCTTCTTGATTTGTAATACCACGAAGTTGCTCTAGCTCTGCTGTCGCAAGATTGTTGCGTGCTTCTGCAACTAACTCTTTAGCGGTTTTTACTTCACCCGTATTTCCACTGACTACTCTTTGGTCATATCGTTCGTTGAGTTCTTGAATAGCTCTAGCAGTTTGCTCAACACTCATGTTACGATTTATAATATCATTGAGCTGACTTCTGTATTCTTCGCCTCTTCTTTCCACAACAGGTTCGTCTGAGTTGTCAAAGTTGACATTTTTATATGCCTCATCTGGGTATTTTAACTTTAAACTTTCTAACTTACTTTTGTAGTCTTCAACACTCGTAGCAGTACGAGCTAAATCTTCTAACTCGATTGCAAAATTATTTGTATTTGTTTTAATCCAAGTATTGTGTCTACCTTTGTAAGCGTTAGTCGCGTCATCTTGCCAAAGATTGCCAGCAGCAGTCATAACGGCTTCAAGGTTTTCTTTGGTCGGGTTATCCATGTACGATTGGATAAGAGCGCTATTGTCCGTTTTCCATTTTGTCCAAGCAGCGTCTTTAGCGTTTGCTGTAGCAGCAGGAATAAGCTCTGGGTTAATGCCAAACTCTTCGAACTGAGTTTTTAATTGATCGTCGAAATTGTCTTGTCCGTACATAGTGGCAAGGTCAGTACCAATTTCTTTAGCCAATCTTCTGTTCTCTAAAGCAATCTTGCGCTCACGTTCTTTTTTAAGACGCGCTTCTTCTGCTTCCTTTTTAGCTTGTTCTTTTTTGTACTTGTCGTAGTTACGCTGCATCTGGGCTTTTGATGGTAATCCACCTAACCCAGCGCCTGTTTCTTTAATCAGATTGTTTGCGTAGTCCATACGTTCTTGAACAGTAGCACCTGGATTGGCGCTCAAGAAATCATTGTATAGTTTTGCGTTATCAAGGCGATCCGACTTACGGCGCTCTTCTCCCCGTTGGAGAGCCTTGCTAAATTCGTTTAGTCCAAAAAACATTTAAAGCCCTACGTTAATGATTTACCACGATTTTGGTTTGTTAGTATTTTGTCGATAGCATCCCCAAAAGCAGTTCCTGCACTTTGTGCGTTGCTGATTAATGAGCTAGAAAGATTTGCTGCTGATGTTAATGCGTTACCGAAACCAGCGCTCGTACCGCCATCTGCTGCAAACTTAAAGGGTGATGCTGCCAGCGTCATTTGGTTTGCGGCATAGTCATTAAAGATACCAGACTGGGTATTCATAGTACTTAGAGCAGTAAGGTAATCATTAAGAGCCGCGTCGTTGCGTAAATTTTGTATTGAGCCAATATCGCTAATTGCCTGTGTACGAGCGTTATTGTAATTGTCGTAAACGTCTAGTCCATAATTACCCATAGCTATCTCATTATCGATTTGAGATGTTGCGTAATCAGATGCGTTGGCAATAAGGTCTTGACCAAACTTACGCTCGGTTAAGTTCATAAGCTGTTCGCCAGCAGTGGTTTCCTGTACGCCTTTCGTATATCGAAGAGCGTCATCCATGCCTGCAATCATTGCTTCGTTAAGAGCTTTGGCCTCCATGTCTGCTGCGCTTCTTGCAAGCTCAACCTCTAGAGTTGAACCACCGCCCATACCTTGACCACCTTGATCGCTTAGTAATCCACGACGCGCTAGGTCTGCTGCACCCTTAGAGTACTGACGGTCTGCTGCGCCTCTCGCGTTTGCCATACGAGCATTGATGAATTTGCTTGCGATACTGTCGATGTCTTGTGCAAAGTCGTAAGTGCTTGGTGCATTGTAATCAAAGATAGCGTCCTGATCTGATATACGACCTTCGCCTTGGCTCATGTATCTTTGAGATTTGTTTCTAAAGTCGCTTTCTACATTAAATAAAAATTTAAGGTCACGAGCTTCTTCTGCGTCTATCTCTCCACGATTTTCAGCTTCTTCAACTTGTCGGGCTAAAGAAAAGTAATCCTTCATGCCTTTAAAGTTCTCTACGCTTACATCGTCGTAGGTGCCAAAACCGTCGTACAGTTCTGACATAACGCGCTTCATTTCTTCGGAGCCTTGATCGTACAGCTCCATAATTTTGTTATTGCGATCTATCTCAGCCTGCGTAAGCATCTGCTGTACAGCAAGTTGATTTTTGGCGTTCTTATTCGAACTGAGCAGATTAAACCCAGAAAGTGCTGCCATAGCCATGTCAAGCATAACTTAACTCCTATAAGAGATTACCGAAGCCTACTCTTCTTTCCCTTTGAAACTGGCTTAATCCTTGATTACCACCAGTCGCTCCTGCCCCGATGGGCACATTTACGTATCGTATCTCGCCCGTATCTCTATCTTTTACGGCTCGTCTTACGAATAAACCGTTATTGCCTTGCACCGTGGGTATAAGATTACCCATCATTGTTGGATCAAGCGCAAATCCATACGCATTTAAAAACGCAGCAGGGTCGTACGCATTAGAACCAAGATCGAGATTGTCCAAGTATTTAGCAAGATCAGCTTCTGTAAGATAATCGTCAGGCAAAGACGTGTTCGTATCACCAGCCCCTTCGTACACAATTGTGTTGCCACCGCCAGAATTGTTCATGCTGTTAAGCTGATCCTGTAAGGCAGCGATCTGATCGTTCAGATCGTCTATTAATGAATTGTCGTTAGTGGTTGTAGTATTATTAGTCGTGTCGTCGTTGTTAGTAGTATTATTATTCGTGTCATCGTTGTTGGTAGTATTATTATTCGTGTCGTCGTTGTTGGTCGTGCTTGTATCGGCGGTTGCTGTATTTGAGCCACCACCACCACCAGTAGTGATTACGTTATTGTTTGTTAATACATTGTCAGTAGCAGCATTAGCATCATAAAAAGAAGCTGCTGTTTCGTTGTTACTGTCAATACTAGAAGTCACGTTACCAGTATTTGTATTCATACCAGAAGTACCAGCCTCGAACTCTGCAAAAAATGCATCATCATCTAGATCAGAAAGTATAAGTGCAGTTTCAGCGTCACTACCACTGCTGCCGCCTGTGTTCGTAGCGCTGCCTGAGCCTGTTCCGTCAAAGCCGCCAGCTAGGTTGGCGCTTCCTGTTCCAGCTACCGCTTCGGAGGAACTAATGTTTCCGTCTCCATCTGTATCTAAAGCACGGTTATCTTGAGTACTAAAGCTGTCACCAGACATTCCTGGCCCACCACCATCGATCATATCTAAAAAGCCAGTGTAGCCGCTACTGCTGCTATTGTTGCTTCCGCCAGAATTATTGTTGCCACTACTTCCGCCGCTATCGTTGCCAAACGCTATCTGAGGTGCGTACGATAATCCTAGTAAATCAAGAAATGTGTTTTTCATTTTTTCTCTCCAAGCGGTAGTTTCGTCCAAGAGGATCGTATCCGCGTTTTTGCATTAGGCGGTCAAACGCCTCTGGGTTTATGTCTGTGGTAAATCCAAGACGAACTTCAGATACACCTTTTCCTAGCGCCCATTCCTCAAACATATCAAGTAAGCGCAATCCAACACGGGTGCCACGAAGAGGTTTTATTACGAACCAAGCAACATCATTAGCCACTTTTTCTTGACTAAAATAATACGGGGCTGTGTATCCTGCATATAAACCCACGGGTTTATCACCCTTTCTAGCTATGATTGCTGTTTTGTCTTCATCAGCTAAGTACCAGTTGAAGGTTTCCAAAACTCTTCTAGGGCTAAACTTTAAATCAGAGTACGAGCTTTCCTCGTGCATTTCTCTTCCTAGTGAAACTAAAGCAGCCGCATCTTCTATTGTTGGCTTAATGTGTGAGTATGTGTATGAAGACAATTCAGAACCTTATCCGTATCTTTTCGCAGCCTTACGTACCGCTTCATCTATATTGTAAAACTCAAGCATCCCTGACTTTGGGTTAAATGATCCTGCACCACCAATGTCTTGCAAAAGTTTAATTGTGAACGGGGATGCACGTACAACCATGCTGTCTCCCTCACGACCCATATCGTCAGCGCCTGCTTCCATTGCAGCTTGCTCTTTACGAGTTCTGATTGACATGCCCGTGTTCGGGCCAAAAACGTCACTAAATGCCATACTGGCCTCCTATGTTAATCAACAAACTATAGGGTAATAGACATGCTACAGTCGTCCCTATTCCATCATAAAACGGGCACGGCGCTTTGCATCTCTACGCATTACCCTAGCTGTGTATCCATGACCGTTAATTTCTGGTCGTAAATTACGCCTTCTCATCTCGTCACCTATCTCGTCGGCAGCGCTTACAGCCTCTGCTGCCAGCGATTTATCTATAGGCATGTATCTATTTGCCTCTTCGTAATTCATCATCATTTCTTGCTGTAGTTCGCGATTACTTCGTTTACCGAATAGTTCAGCAGACGCAGCCCGACCAAGAAAGCCAGCGTTTAATCTTGCATCGCCAGTATCGTACATATGCTTGAATACTTTTTTTACGTCTGAAAGAGCGTCGTAATAACTTTGCTCATCTGAACCATACGAAAGTTCAGAATATCCAGTATCGCTATCTCCAACCAAGACGCTGTAGATACCATCTCGCCCCTGCTCTACTGCAACTGATCCGCCAATTCTATCTTGTATGTCTCTTGGTAATGATGCCCTGTAACTTTCCATAGCATTTCTAGCCATCTCGGAAGTCATGTACGAACGTATATCGTCATGCTTTCTCTGAAGATGCTCTGGTGTTTTGTTGCCTCGCATGTCTGTAGACAAGTTCATTTTACTATCTACATAAGCCATACCCGAAGTGCCCATTGGTGAGCCTAGATTTAAAGTGGCTTTACTCCCTGCGACTGGGTGCATGTGTCGAATGTCTGCCCATCGCCAGTTACCTAGAGAGGGCGAATTTTTGGGAGACATGCCTGCCTCAACCTCATTTACGATCTTGGCTTCTTCGGGAGTTACATGAATAGACTGCTTTCCGTCGCTTTCCATGTTTTGTTTTATAGTATCACCATCCATATCCATTATCCTGTGCATATCTTGAGATCGTTGGTTAAGTTCAGTACCGCTTTCGTATAAAGGCCACATGCCTTGGTTTATTTCTTCTTCCCAATGATCGAACGCTTCGCGCTCTGTTAATGGTCTATTTGGGTTTACCTCTGGCACCCATGCTGGAACCGATACGAACTTGCCTTTGTGTGGGCCACGTTCGATCTTAATCCCCGTTGAGTAAACCGTCATTGGTCTACCGTCTTTGTCCTTACCAACCCTACCAGTGGAAACAGACTGGTTATGATAGTCCATAATCCTCTGTTCGGGATCAGTAAGATTTAGATCAGACATTCGTAATTACAGCCGCCAATGTCACCTCAATGTCTGTTGCGTTGTTAGCTGATGTAACAGTAAACGCGACTTCGCGAGATGTAGTAGTTGCGTCGATAGCGATTGAGGCAGATAAGTTTTGCTCAGTTAGTGTTGAGCTAACTGGGATCACATCCCCTGCGTTAATGCCGTTGATCTTTAACTGTATGTTTGCAGTGCCTGATGTAGTCTTTGCGGCGATAGCATCTACCCGTACGTTTTGTTTGAACGCTCTTGTAACCACGTAATCTTGGTTGTTTATTGTTCCACTTTCTTGGAAGAAGAACGAACGCGTAGCAAACGTATCAGGAAGCTGTGCAATAGGTAATCGACCAGTTGCGTCTAAGCCAGCAACACCATCAGCAGCTCCAATAAAAGTTTTTGGAACAAGAGCAGTAAAGTCTACGTTAGCAAATTCTAATCCACCGCCCGTAGAGTTTACACGTAGGAACTGAAGCGCGTTAGTTGTAGTAAACGCAGGGATACCAGTGTCGGGTGATGTAAGCAGCCAACCCGTACCATTATAAAATTTAAGTACGTTAGGTGATGCAGCTATATCCACCCACATATCGCCTGCATTTGCTGGTGACGGTTCGGATGGAGAAACGTACACGCGTCCTCGGTTTGCTAGTAACCCCGAAAGACCATTAATCTTTTGTTGTGGGACTTCATCGTCTGCTACAGATAATTTAGAAAAAGGTATAAATCCGTTTGCATCTGTAAACTTATCTTCTGTCATTAATCCAGAGACACGTACCTGAGAGGTGTCTTCAACAATGATAAATGTTACGAGATCATTTTGTGTAAGTGCGCTCGTAAACGTGATCGTACTGTTAGCAGGCTGCTGCGTGTAATCGTTTGTACCGCCTTGACGCTGAAGCACGCCGTTTCGATATACGAGAACTTTTTGATCTTCGTTATGTACGAACGGGAACACAGCCTGAGATATACCAGCCAAAACATCTTCACGAGTAAAACCACTATCGTTGGCAGACTGTACTTTATAGATAGTAACTAAATCATTAGCTTGAGTAGCATCATTTAATGTTACTGTATTAGCTGTTGGATCATTACTATGGTCAGACGTCGCGAGCAAAGCGCCGTTTAAATATATAACAATCGCATCTGCTGCTTCATGTATGTAATTAAATGACGTTGTGCCAGTTGGGTGCGCAATAGCACCGCTACTGTCTGCCTCGTTAATTACAATGTCTAGTCTTGCAGAAAATAGTGGAGCACCGATTGTGCCAACGTCCGATCCAGAAGTACCTCTCAGTTCGGCAGCAGTAGCCAATGATTTCCAGCCTGTTTCAGCATCGACGTAACTACCGACACGATACTCAAGACCGTTAATATTATCGTTCCGTAATTCTACAGGCGCTATTAATACGCCTGTATCATCGAAGAGAACCTTCAATAATTCAGCTACGGTATTATCACCTAATTCTGATGAGTTCAGATAACGCACAATGTTTTCAATGTCTGCGCCAATATTTCCTGAACTCGTATGATTGCCTGGATATAGGACTTTTAAGCGAGCCATTTTATTTCTCCTTGTGTAGCAAAAATGCAAAACTGATGACTGTAACATCAGTATCAACGTCTTTATCCTCAGTACGGAAACGTAAACGTATACCGCGAAAGATATGGTTAAATGGAAAAGAGTAGTCTTGAACGAGCGGAGCATCGCCCCACTTTTTATCGCCTTCAATACGGTCAAGGTTCACCTCCACCGATCCAATGTCGGAGCCATTTTCATCCGTCATATCTATGTAAAACCGACCCGTACCTGTCGCTTGACAGATAAAGGTGTGACATCTTTTTGTTCCGAGAAAATCACCAAGCCAAAGCACGGGAGTTTCTGCGTTCATCGGTGATCTACGAAGATCAGATAAACCTGTATCTTGTACGAACGTACGGGCGGTTGCTTCGTATACGCCGTCTGCCGTACCAAACATCAATCTGCCGCCTAGAAAAGTACCGCATCTCGGTAACAATGTATCACCAAGCTGATAGTTTACGAGTTCGTACCCAGCACGAAAGTTCATGCTTAAACGCTGCGTTTGGTTTCCGCCAGCTCTAGGAAAGAATACGTGATACGTCTGCGTATCTGGATCGTACACAGCAGATATTGTTTCTGGATTAGGAGTTGTTCGTACAAGCTCTTGATATAACGGCTCGACTTCATCAGATAGCGATGCTTCAGCAATAGTAATACCGTTTTGCTCAGATCGCATAATCGAGTGGATGCCGCGTCGAGAGCAGAACAATAAGTCTGATCCAGCATTTACGATTGTGTTATGAGCTATACACCCAATACGTAAGTTTGCCCTGCTATCAAGTTGCCATTGTTCAAAGTCTGGATCGATAATGTAAACAAGCGTCTGATCTTTTGTAAACACGGCAAGACGGTTTGCTTCAAACGTACCCATTCCAACAATTTCATCGGCAGTACCAATAAGATTAGATATGTCAATAAACGCTGCACGCGTTACTTCTTCAGTTGGCGCTTCCTCTTCGAGAAAGATGTCTGGATTATCAACACGACAAAATTCTACAGTAGTAGGTCTGTCCTTAAATCCAGCTACTGCTAAACGACGCTGAATAGGAACGCCAAACTTAGGCTTGATAGAAGCAGTAGATGTCGAGAACTCAAACCCATCATATCGATACATTCTTGTATCTTGGTTGAAGACGTGAACTTTACCTTGGAAGTTTGTCATCGAGACAACAGCATCTTTTTTAAAAGCATCTCTTAGCTCATGCCCTCGATCAGATGATAAGTGTGTGCCTGCTGCATCTTCTTCTGCAAAGCAAACTCCATCTCTATTGTAAAAACGTAGGCACTTAACAGGAAAACGATTAGAACCCTTATGTAGATAAAAGGCTGGGTCGCGAATAAGCTGACCTCGATAATCGACAAAGCAGTTCTCTAGCTGCCAAAAGTTTTGATCCTTCTCTGTTTCGAGAGCCGTAATATCACGCGATCTATCAATACCACGAAAGCCGAAGTAACTTCGGCTGTCTGATTTTACGGCTATTGGAGAGTACGATAGTCGTGACATTAATAACTGCCTGAGCTAGAAGAAGAACCTGATGAGGCAGAAGATGGATTGCCACCCGTAGCCGTAGATGTCTTTGACGTTGTAGTGTCTGTGGTTTTCTTCGTGGATGGTGGGCAGTAAGCTGTATTGCTACCGCCATCGGTAATGCTTCTCTGGTAAGACTTGTTACCGTACGCACGTTCGTGAAGAATGTTTGCCATGTTTGCTTGATACAACTGTAAGAAAACCATGGCCTTCTCGCTGCCTTGCTGGATAAAATAGTGAGCAGTCAAACCATCGATCATAATCATATCAGGGATTGCCCTGATTTCAGTGATGTCGTTGAAGTAATCAATGTCTCCACCTTCCCAATAAGGGTGTTGGCGTACGTCTTCGATCACTCGGTTAGCAAGCTCAATCATTAGCATCATCACTTCGCCATCAACCCTCGATGGTGAGAAGTTACCAGCACGCACCAGAGCAGAGCGTACGAGATTTTCTAAGGGCGAATGATCGCCCCGTCCTGCCGCAAACGGCTTCTGTACGCTCTTCTCTGTCATTAATCTTCCTCTGCGTTGATAACGCGGCCTGACCATACAAAGTGATGTTTCATCATCATTTCAGCAAGGTCACTTGGAACTCTCCAACTTACGTGTTCTCGTGCGCCATCCCAGATACCCGTCACTCTTGTTTCGCCTATGCGTAAGTCGTAAACTGAACTCTCAGGATTAGCTGACACAAACATTGTGAAAGCACTTCCGCTAGGTTTTGGGGCTGCCTTTTTAGACTTTGCTTTCTTGGAAGCCTTTTCTCTGCTTTCAGATTTATCTTCCTCGACCCATGCCTCGTTTACATCGGGGGTGCTAGGGTCGTCGCCAATAAGCTGCCCCTTATCGTTTCTTGCACGTTTTTTTGCCATAAAGTTTTCCTCGTAAAATTGCTCTTTATTTATGAAGTTTATTTGCGGCTCAGTCGTCCTTATTACAAAAGGGCCACGCGAGAAGCGCAGCCCTTTCTTTAAACAGCTTATGGGAGGAGTTAAGCTGTTGCGTTCCAACCCTTGATGTACGCATGGGTTTTGTCCTGCAATAGTTCCAAACCACATTCGGTAAGGTACTCGTGCTTAACAGCATCCATATCGTTTGACTGACGATCACGTAGCAACTGAGTGTCGCGACCTTCCATGAAACGGTACTTGAGGTGTGGGAAGTCGATGATGACTGCCGCATTTTCCATGCCTGGAACCTGACGGAATTGAGGGTGTAAATGCACCATCAAGTCGCCTGCGAACGTAGCATAGCGAGTTAAGTTCACACCGTATGTGCCCTCAACTACAGTTGGCTGCCAGCGATCTTTACCAAACTTCTGCAAGTGGCCTGCAACTTTTGCACCACAGAACATGATCTTCTGATTGCTTCCGAAAGCGAAAACATCTTCGATCAATGATCGGTCAAACTGATCTTCTGTCATAACGCCAGAAGCTGTTGCACGGTCATTTACGTTTGTGATGGTACTAATTAATCCACCTGTCATACGTGTTGGTTGAGCAGTAGAGGCATTTGCTTCATTCTTCTTACCGAAGAACATTGCTCGCTCAATATCCTGCATGTGCAGTTTAAGAGCTTTCGTAGCCATCTCGTCCTCTTTATCGCCTGTACGAAGATTGGTCGCACGCAAAGTTTCGGTTACGGTAAATGCCGTACGAAAGATTTGTGTGAAGTTCGAAGCCACGCTGGCGTCAAATGAGATGCCAGTCGGTGATGTCGCACCTTCTTCGTACGCTGTGCCTGCGATGAATAGATTTGCACCATCATCGATTGCAGCAGCGCCTCCGCCAATACCACGCTCAACTGTTAGTGAGGTAGCAGTACTGTCGGCAGTACAACGCATAACTTCGTTAGTCGCTGAGTTTACAATAAGTGAACCAGCTACAGCAAAAGTTCCTGCATTGTTGTTAGTGATTGTAATAGACGTAGCACTGTTGTTTACAGCACCATTGACTACTAATGCACGAGCAGGGAGTTCATCTCTGAAGTTCTTAAATTCTGGGTCATCCGTGGCTTCTGATGAAGTCATTGATAACAAAGCGTTTAAGGGAGCGTTCCCATTTGGTTCCAAGAGTGTGAATAACTCTCGGTAATTTTTCGGGCGGAAGTCCGTTGTAAACTGACCTGTTCCCCGAAGTCCTTGAATACCAGCCATTGCTAGTCTCCTTCTAGGTTAAGTTACTATCTTCGAGGTACTAATGACCACGCGGTACAATCACGCGAAAATCCTTCGTCCCTATATATAACATCGAAAAAAAGAGCCGTAGCGCAAATCGATATTGATTTGATATTGTCAGAAAAGTTTATTGTGGTCGTCCCACTTGTAAAAAAAATCGCCCCGAAGGGCGACTTTCTTAACCCATACGTTTGCTCATCGCGTTCTGTGCAAGTCGTGCAAGGGTGTCATCTCCGCCTGTTTCTGCTGCTTGGCTAGTAGGGCCACCTGATTGTGAGCGTAAATATGCCTCACGTCGTTTAGCCATTTCGCGTATGCGTTCGAACTCTGGCGCGTTCATTTGGTTTTTAAAGTCATTAACGACTTTGTTCGTAAGCCCCATGTCCACAAAGTCTTCGGCAGTATACCCACGCTCTAGTGCGTACGCACGAAAGTCATCGAGAGCTTCATCAGGCAAGCCAGCTTGCTGCTGGGCTTTATCAAGATTGTTTCGTATCGTGTTGGTTATAGTATCTTCACGAGATTGCATTGCTTCTTCTCGTGATTGATTGCCTTGCTGACCAGCCGCCATAGCTTGCTGCATGATGTTCTGGTTCATATTAACCATTTGACCCATCATTCTTTTCATTTCAGCTATTTCGATATTCATCTCACGAAACCCAGGTGGTAACGAGATGGCATTTTCATCTTCGTACTTCTGAAACTCTTCATTTAGTTTGGCAGACAAAGCCTCTGCATCACCCTGTTGGGGTGCTACTGGTTGGGCTACTCCTTCTTGTTTTGGACGAGCCTGTCCCATCTGAGCATTTTTACTCATAGCCTTTAAGCCTGCTGCCATTAACTTAGCAGCTTCTTCTGGGCCTTGACCTGTCTTTTCCATAATCATGCTAGCAAGATCATTTACAGGTTTCATCTGCGCTTGTTTGAAGTTGAGGTCACGATACCGTTCGTACGTACCAGCAATTTGTGACGGTGAAAGAGGACGTTCTTCATCGCCAATCTTCACGTTATAAATGATTGCCTCTGCTTGAGACTTGTCGCCTTCAGTCTCAGGAGATGCAGCCGCAACTGCTTTTTCTTGTGCAGTCTCTGGTGCCTCCTTCGTCTCTGGCTTTGGTTGTGCTGGCGCACCCATTTGTGAAGCAGCAATACGTGCTACTTGATCTGCGTCTTTTTCTGGTTGTCTAGCCATTGTCTATCCTTTCTGAGCGGCCTTGGCGGCTCGTGGCTTCTTCAAGTGAAAGCTCACCCTCTAGTTTGTGGATGAGCCGTTCGGGCATATTAAGCAATTGCTCTGCTGCCCATATTGCACCTCGCTGAAAGTCCATCTGCTGTTGCGTCATTTCTTGGGTTCGAGCCATTGCAAGTGCGAGAGTTAGTATTTCTTCTCTCATTACTTCGTTTACGTGGTTCCAACCTTTACTTTCTGCGAGTTCAATTATGTCTTTAACTTTGCTCTTGACGTTCATGTTGAGTTTGTTTCTTTACTTTTTCACCTTCAGTCCTGAAGGTTTCTTTTTGACTGGTGCTTTACCAGCGCGTACAGGCGAGCACCCCTTTTTCTTCATCCCATTTTTCTTTCCGTGTGGCATTACTTCTTACCTTTCTTCCAAGAGATCCTCTTGGAGCTTGTTTTCTTTCTGGCTGCGCTTGTGCATTGCGCTTTCGTAGGCCGACAGGCTGGGTAGGACTTACGCTTTTCACCCTTCTTACGACCACAGGGTTTCCCAGTTTTACAGTCTATCCATCCTTTGCCGCCGTTCTGAGCAAACCATGTACGAAGATCATTTTTTGCCACGAGGTTTTTTCTTTTTCTTTGCAGCAGCTATCACGTCGCCACGAGTAATCTTCTTCTTGTTACCGTACTGGGCGGCAAGTTTCTTTTGAGCTGGTGTCATACGTTTCATTTCTTTTTGCCTTTACTTTTGTTTCCCCAGTTTTTAGCGCCAACCTTACGGCACTTACTCAACGCCCCACTTGCATACGCAGAAGGCCAAACTTTATATCTGGCTTTCACTTTGCTATAACAGGCGTCTTTCTTAGCCGTTTTTTTCTTCTTGGCTGGCATGACTTAGCCTTGCGTACACGGGCAGTCTTTGTGCTGCATGTTTCCTGTCTGAGTTTTTAAACCCAGCTTTTTAACTTCTTTGGATGTCTTAGCCATTAGTAACCCTTCTTCTTCTTCATAGGCTTACCAGACTTGGCCGCTGCTTTCTTAGCTGCTGCTTTACCCTTTTTTGTGTAAGGGAATTTTTTCTTTCCTACTGTTGGCATGGTATACTCCTTAACAGTTCCAAGCACGACGGCTCCAATAGTTAGCCGACAATTTATTTGATTTACCTTTTATCCCACCGCTACGAGCGCAGTACGATTTCTTTCGAGAGGGCGTACCTTTCTTGATTGTCATCTTGGCATCCCCGAAGCGAATTATTTTTTCCTTGCCATTGGCGCAGGCTTTCACAACAAACTTCTTGCCGCCCGAAACCTGACGCTTCGGTTTGTTACAGGCCATAGATTTCTTGGAAGCTTTCTTTTTTGCTGCTGGCATAACTAACTCCTTTAGAGCATTATGTTTATTATACAGCTACATGTCGTCCTTATTTATCGTCTTTCCAAACCGTCCAAAGCAAAATTAAAACAAAGACAATTAATAAAATATCGACTAACATTATCCTCTAAATGTCGTCCTCTATCAAAACATGCAGTCGTCAAAAACAGCATTGCAGCTAAGAATTATTCTATCTTCATCTGCCATGTGTGGATTGGTGAAATGTGCCATATGCGCTGGAAAAACAACTAACATGCCCTTCTTAGGGTTAAGGGTGTACTTATCATTCCATAATGCAAAGCCATTTCCATAAATCATATTGTAAGAAGATGCCGCTGGATTGCGAAAAACAATCTCACCAGTACCCTCTGAGGTTGCTCCATAAAACACACAAGCTAAATGAGCAAAGCCGTGAATATGCTCTGGTGCAAAATGACCATGACCATAAATCGAAACCCAAGAATTTGTAAGGTGAAACTTCGGGTCTGTATTTAAAGCGTTTGTGTACTTTTGACACTGCCTAACGATAGCGTGATGTATTGGATCAAAGCGTTTATCTTCGTCCAGTTTAAATCTACCATGACTTGTGTAACCATGTTTTTTGTAATCTTCGGGTGACTTCGCTCGTTCAAAGTTATGCCAAGCATGACTTATAAGCTTTCCGTTAGGGTCTTGGTCACGCAAATCATAAGCGTACTCGCACAGATCGTCAGCTAATTTTTCCCCATCGTCTATGATTTCATGTAAGATAGGAAAGCTAAAAGGGTTCTCAAACCCCATTTGCTTCTTTGACCCTTGCTATTAGAGAAGCTGGTTCTTCTTTAGCGATTATATAAATATGGTCGCCAAGACAAACTTTACATCCCCAACCCTCCGATGGTTTTCCTGCTTCGTCCAAAATACCAAGAGGTATGCTCATGGTAAATTTAACAGTAGTCGGATCGAAAAAATGTTTGTGATTTTCAACGTCAGTGTAAGTAATAAATTTCATAGTGTATGTTAGTCTCCGTCTGGAAGATTGTTTACCTCTACTGCTTCAGCAGCAGTCTCAGTTGGTGATAACGGCATAGCTGGAACGTTACTGTAATCGTCTTCTATGTCGTCTGGAAAACTGGCTGGGTGATCGCGTAACGCTGTACGATACGCAACCCAATCAGTCTTTGCTGTATTGTATGCAGAGTAGCTTGTTGAGTTTTCCAAGAGCTTGATTATTTCTATGTCACTCTTTGCTAACTTATCATCTCTAGCCGCCCTCATGTTTTTCATAAGAAGTTCTTTATCAACAGCCATTAGCTTTCTCCGTTATATTTCATCGAAGGGTTCTCAGAGCAGTATGTGTACGGAAAGGATCGTGGCGTACCATCTGCGCCCTCACCCCAGATGATACGTACACCCCCAGGAGCACCGTTGCCGCCGCCGCTGGAAGTTCCCGAACCACCGCCTCCACCGCCATGCGTACCGCCAACACGGACGCGATTGCCCCCGCTTCGTTCTTCTCGGCCTGTGAATTGGTTCTCGCCCCATGCACCTCGCGTACCGCCCGAACCACCGCCTCCACCGCCGTAGAAGTTAGCAGAGCTATTGTTATATGAAGTCCAATTACCAGACGAACCGCCTAGACCAGAACCAGCATTAATATCTGATCTTGGTTTAACATTACCGTCTACGCCTCTCCAACCCTGACCATCTAGGCCAACGCCACCGCCGCCTCCTTGACCATAAGTTGAAGAATAGTTGTATCCGCAACCACCGCCGCCTCTAACACCTCGGTCACTGCTACCAGCCCTATCTTGATTACCTCTATATCCAGCCGCACCCATTCCAACACGGCTACCGCCAGCATAGTAAGCAGCACCGCCACCATAGTGAAAGCCGTTTACAGAAGAACCGAGACCAGTGTTTACTGCATAACCACCACCGTCACGACTGTCGTTTGCACCGTAACCACTTCCTTTGTTCCAATAATCAAGGCCATTTGGAGTGTGGTCCAACCAAGTTTTCTGACCATTAGGATTGGAGGTTTGGTAGCCAGTGTAGCCACCACATTCACCGAATATAACAGTTTGACCGCTAGGGTTGACTATGAAACTTGATCCAGCACCATAGCTTGAAACGTTGCTTTCACTTTGACGACCCAAGCCAACATAGACGTAATACACATCTCCTGGAGAACAGCTAATACCGTTCATCCAAGCAAGACCAGCAGCACCGCCTGCGTCGGAGGCCCAATTGTACGCACCCCCAGAACCGCCGCCTACTGCAACAGCACAAAAGGATGTAACTCCACTTGGCACTGTCCAGCGAAACTTTACTAATTGATAGTTACTGCCAGCACACCACCAAGTACTATTATCGGCATTAAAGCCCATGTAGCCATGTTTTGCGTAACCTGATGCACCTGTCAAATCGTCATAATAGGATTGGGTGGTGTAATTTATGGCATAGTGTGAACCCCAAGCACAGCCATATCCATCATTATATAAATAGGGAGAAGTGTCATCATTTACATCATGAACACGTCTTAATGCACCAGAAGATTTAAGTGGATTGCAAGCGTTATCTGAAGTAGCTTGATCGGCAGATTTATCTTGAGTGTTTTGTGGATTAAAGTTAGCATTATTCGGCCCGAAGTATCTTGCGCCGTAAGGGTCGCCGTATGCAATATTTTCAGTATAAGTTTTGGATACTGTTCCGTATGAGCCTAAATCTATTGTTATCGTTAGGCTGTGTGCAGAACTTGCTGCCACAATGTCACCAACATTTGTAAGATAAACTCGACCAGTAGCCGCGTCTATTTGTGGTGTTACGGCACTATTAAATCCAGATATGTTTGACATAGTAAAAACAGGAGTTGCATAACTGGTTGTCGTAGCAGCAAGGATATCTTGTTCGCCAGTAGTATTACGAATTATTTGATTTCCAAGAGAGGCTGGGAAAGTAGGCGTAGTACCAGTAGGTACAATTTCAAGTTCATAGGTAAATTCGGTTTGTTCATCGGTGCGACCATAAGGGTAATCTACCTTTACCTTGAAAGTATATTTACCTTCAGTGCCGCTACTAGGAGTGCCGTAAAAACGAGCCTCACCCATATCTTGATCGGTGCTGTCGCTATTTTCAGCCCACGAAATACCAGAAGGTAATCCCGTCGTAGGTGCAATAGCTTCATAGGTAACTTGACCAGACGCGGTTTCAAACGCATTATCTATGTAAAAGTATTGATCTATTGTAGGAATACTTACGCCAACATCGATCATTACTTTTACAGTAGCACCAGGTTCTATAAACCCACCGTGGGAAGCATTGTTTATGTTAGGGTGGCCTTTAGCTATCTTCACAAAGCCACCAGCCGCAGTAGAAGCCGCAGTAGTAGCCGCACCACCAGCTATATTATAGTCGCCACTGCTTATCTTATATGAACGTCTTTTCTTAGCCATGCTATTATTCCTCTATGCCATACACTCGCACAATGATGTTGTCTTGATCTGTAGTAACCACAAGCTGTTCACCAGCAGATGCCATGATGCCAGTACGCTCTAAGATTTCATTTGAGGCGATTTCAGCTTTATCGAATTTGTCTCCTTGAGGAAGTTCAAAGAAACGCTTTTCACGCATGTAGTCTTCGCCGTTGAAGAAAAGATCGTACTTGCGATTTGCGTCACCATTTGTGTCTGTCCAGATGGTGTTCGTAACAAGCAGTGTTTGGTCATCGTGTGGTGCAGTAGATGGCTCGTCCACGATTGATACGGCTTGGCCCATGCCTGAGTGGTTGGAGCAATATGTGTAAAGTGTGTCTGGTGCGTTTGACGGTACTGTCCACTCGATTACTCTTGCTTGACCGTTGTACGTTACGTGGTTGGTGTTCCAATCTGCTACCGTTGATGTGACTAATGTGTAGTCACTGGTAGATGATGGGCTACCCATTTGCCATATCATGCCGTCTGTGTACGCCGTACCACCAGCATGTGTGCCGTTCGCAGTAGTTGAGAAGTTCAGAGGGTGTCCGTTGTTGCTAGTGTCCATCTGATAGATACGATATGTGTGACCTCTAACAAAGGTAAGTTCTGCAACTGCACCAGTAACAGCGCCTTCAATAAACCTGTTCTGATTATCTATGCTGGCAACTTTTATACCGATTGGCTGCTTGGCGTAATGCTTGGATTGTGTCCAACTAACCCCAAGGTTTGATGTGCTGTACTTTTGACCGCCAGATACTACGAGTACGAAGTTAGTACCTTCGGCTCGAACATCGACAACCATGGCGTTCGTAACTCCTGATGGGAAGTCAAATACTGTGTAACCCGTTGTGGGCAGAGGTGAAGCTGTTGTGTAATCTGCGTATGCTACCTTGCCACCTGAGTAAGCTATGTAAATCTTACCGTCTGTAGCGTCTGTAGCAATTGCAGCCGCACCAATCATGTGACCGCTTACACCTGTTGGCGGTGACATAGAGTTTGATGTAAACTCAGCCTGTGCTTCGGGCGTATCGTCGTTCGATATGTAGTTGAAACCTGTTGAAGTACCAACAATGAAACGTTCTTCATTAGTTTTGACACCAGCAATCTTTGTGATAGCGCCTAGACCCCAAGTAAACGCAGTGTTGTAGGTAGCTGCTGCTGCTCGCCAGTCTGCAATTGTGTTCACAAGAGAACCAGAACTTCCTGGAACACCTTGTACGTACGCCATTGCGAAGGGGCCGTCTACGTTCGTAGCCCAAAGAATGTTATCGCCTGCTGTCATGCCGTAGTTGCTTGCTGAATTAGCTGCGCTACCACTGTCATTTACATAGTTGTCTATGTCATAAGTACTGCCATTGTCAGGCGATCTTAATATTAATTCTGTCCCACTATGAAACCAGATTGGGTTTCCTAGACGTGTGGTATCTTGAACCATGTAATGATAGTCTACACCGCCAACTGTTTGCTTAGTTTGGTACGCTAATATCTCTTTTGCAGCGATTGGCGTGGAAGCCGTGTTAGCTGACGCTGGTTCGACTGGCGTTGTTTTCATGTCTGTAACAAGAACTTCGGTTCTGTGACCGATCAAATCTAGCGTGTTCCCTGCATCTGCTGTTGTGTAAACCACAGAAGCATCAGAAGGTGTTGCGTCGTAATTTACGAAGTCACCTGTCTGGTATGTCTTGTCTGAGATATACACGTTTACGTTGGCTGCTACTGCACCATCGTTCAATACGTTTACGTTAAAGGTAGCCACTTTCGCAGAAGGTACAGTATATACAACTTCTGTGTCGCGGCTTCCGACTAATTTCTTTCCTAATAATCCGTTTGCCATATTATCCTCTTAACTTTGTGATAGGAAAAAGACTTTGGACGGAGACATTTGAAAAGCGTTTAACGCTGACGTAATGCTCGTCTGTAGTCCACCGAGAGCCGCTTGCTCTGTTGCGCTTGCTGCTTGTACGGCAGCAATTTGAGTTGAACCTTCTGTCTGAAGCTCGCTGACTTCAGTATTACCTTGGGCGACAACAGCATTAATTTGTGTTGTACCTTCGGAAGAAACGGCACTCAGGTTCGCATTGCCGTTAAAAATTTCTATCATGCGAGTTAGATAAACTAAGTCAGCATTTGGTGTGGATGCGTTCAGACCCTGTAGTCGTGTAGATAGCTCGTTGGCTAAAGACTGCTGGTCTGCTACTGATATATTAGGCATCTAGGGTACTCCCGTTGAAAAGGCCACCGTATAGCTGGGATATAATAATCCCCTGCTGGATTACGGTTGGTGTTGTTTGGAAAGCTTGGTTCGCATAGGTTTGCGAAAGATCACGCGCTGCCTCTGATGCTGCTTGTGCAGTTTCGGCGGCTGTCTGTGCAGTTTCAGAAGCGTTCTCGGATGATAGTGCTTCAGATGCGCTTTGCTCTGCATCAAGTCTTTTGACTTCCATATCTGCAAGAGCAGTAGCTTTGAAATTGTTGAGATCAGAAAAGAGTTGGGTAAATGAGGCTATCTCATTCGTAGCCCCGTCAGTACCAATTTTCAGAAACAGTTTTTCACTACCAGCAGTGTTATCGTAGGTAAATGTAAACGTATCAATGTCACCAGTTGCCTGATTAAATATCTTACTTAAAAGCGTAGCAAGCGATAAGCCGCCCATCTCCGCGTCTTCAAGATAGGTATCAAGAAGAGTAATGCCCGTATTCTGCGAGCGAAAATTTAGCTGTTCACTGGGTACGCGTGTACGTGCCATTAGTTTTTATCTCCACACTTGCACTCTGGGCAATGAGCCATCTTTGCTAGTTGTGCTAGTCTCGAACCAGACATTCCTATTAAGTCCTCTGCGTTTGTTACTCGTCCTGCCACGTCGCCAAGATCACGCTGTAGGCTTTCTCTAGTTTGTGATATTGCCCTAATAAGGTCTGCTATGTCGTCCCTTATAGGTTTCAATTCTTCTTCTAGTCGGGCGTTAATATATTCACGAGTATCAGTATCTATTTTCGAAGCCCAAGCGCTGCTAGGTACGGGGTTTGTCATTGTTTCGGAGCCTCTCTCATCGGTACTAGGTTGCCTCTTTCCACCTGACGCTCGATATTTTCTTGGGGCTGTACGTTTGCACCACGTAGTTTTTCCATCATCATCATCTGCTGTGACGGGGTTGGCCCCTCATTTTGCTGTTCTTTTGATATTTTAAACTGATCGAGGTCTGATACACCCATACTTCGTATGGCTTCTTCGACGATTTTGCCTGAGTTATATTCCATCGCCATACCTGTTTCGTTAAGAGTACGAAGCATAGTAATCCAAGTTTCGGCGTTACGCGTGGGTTCGAGCGGCAGCGTTCCGTCTACGACTAGGTATTCTATCTCTCCTTGTATGTCTTGGAGAGAGAAATCGAGGTATCCATCCTGCACCATATCAGCGACTTCGGATGCGCTATCACTATCAGCAATACGGATAGAGCTTTGTGGCGCAAAGAAGTCTTGTATGTTGGCTACCATCATTCGTACCATTGGTCGTATTGAAGTTGCGGAAATCGTACGGGAGAGAACGCCTAACCTTTGCGAGCCTAACTGCGTAAGGCGCTGTATCTCTGTCGCCGTACGGATGCCGTCACTGGTTGGCATCCCTTGCTGCGCGTCAGAAGCGGCGGATAGGCGTTGTTTGAGTTCACCCATTGCTTGAATATCTTGCCAATGCCCACGCGTAACGTCTGGTATTTGAGAAATAAATACGCCCTCACCTGGCTTTACACCTGGCAACGTTCGTACGATGCCGTGAGGGTTCCTATCGATAAGATCGCCAATCGCTATTTGTGTGGGATCAACGAACATTAGATTAGTAAGGGCGGCTTGCACGTTATCGACACGCGAACGTAAGAGCCATGTTGCAACATCGTGTAACGGGAGGAGCAGATCGTACAACGATTGCGAATAGGTCTTATGGGCGTCGTGGTACAAGCCGCCTATAACGACAGGGAATTGTCTGCCGTATGGATTTAGCTGGCAACGGATAACTACGTTCTCGTCCAGAATTGTGACGCATAGCCACAACTGATCTATCTGAGGTATACCTACCTCATAACCAGCTAACCTTACCCAAGTCTCATCGACAACACGGCTGTCACCTAATGCAAAGAAGGTTCCGCCGCTTTCACGTCGATTGCGTTCTGCTGGGTCTATACTTAGTCCTCGTCCTGCTTCTTTGTGCCATCTATGTCCGTCCCAGCCACCAGCAGGAGGCGTGAGGCGGTTGCGGAGCGACGGGTACTTCTTGAGTTTGGGATACATTCCCGTTTGGAGGAGGCTGTCGAAAGAAGAGAAATCAGAGAAGATGATGTATTGCATCCGTTCCCAGTCTCCCCACTGTACTCTGGGGTCGTGGAATACGCGTCTCGGATCGAAGTTTGTGATGTGGTTTGTTCGGCTCGAAGCATCCCACGTAACTTTCGTGGGTGCGTATCCGTACCGAATACTGTCAAGAAGGTGTTGGGCAAGGCGTGCTTCTCCTGCTGTTCTACGCATTTGCTGGTGTAGCAAACGCTCGATGATTGCAGATGATTTACGTGACTTGCGGTTTAAACCTTCAAGCTGAAACATTGGGTTACGGCCTGTCAGGGCGCTCATTAAATATGTAAGTACCGTGTCTGATATGGCACGGGTATCTGCTATAACTGCCTTTTCTCTAAACTGGGTAGCATGGGGATCGACATAAACGTCGTGCGCTCTATCTGCCTGTGTCCAGTGTTCATGCCTACGAGAAATGCGGTCATAGGACATCTGCATTGCCGAACGGACGTAATCCACTATACGCTGCTCCTGTTCTTCGGATAGCAGCATTGAAATGTCCTCATAAGCCATGAGGGCATTAGCGTGTTCGGATAAGTCTACGACGATGCCGTCGCCATCAGGAACATAATCCGCACGGTAATTTGTTGTAGTCAGTGCCATAGAGAAACATTTACTCCTATAATAACCCTACAGTCGTCCTTATTCGCCCCAACCGCGCCATGCGCCGTTTTGCTTATTAAGGTCTGATTGTTGGCTCCATAAACTGTCGCCTGCTTTGGGAAGTGCAAAGTTAGGCGGTGAATAGTATTCGCCCGTAGCTGGCGTACGAGCGAGAACATCGAGGCCGATTGATAAAGCATCAACCATATCGTCGTGCGTACCCGATGGGAACGTCTGCATTTCGTCGTGAAAGTCGTCGAGCCAGTTGGCTGCGCTGGGTATAAATACCCTACCGCCTTCGATAAGTGGGAGTACAGAAGCTAGTCGAGATACCTTGTCGCTAGATACTTTATAAGGGATGACTGAAACACCGCTCTCACGTTTAAGTTCTTGGATTAAAGATTGACCCGATGCTTTGTCCTCGATGTAGATGCCTCGTAAGCCTCGACCTCTCCACTGGTTGTTGAGAACAATCATTCTTCGTTTAAGATCGGGGAACTCGAAGCGCTCTCGTACAACGTCAACGATGTAGATGTCGCCAGTTGCGTCTAACCCCATAGTCATCATTACTGAGAAATCGCTATCCTGTCGGGCTTTGAAGGCTGTGTCTGCCGCTATTATGAGAGTGTTGAATTTTTCTGGCTTCATATCCTCTGGGTAGGTACGCCACCAGTGAGATCGGATCATGTTACCACCTTGGATGTAGGGTGTCTGTTGGTACAGTGATGCGAACTCTCTAGGGTTTAGTCTTTGACGACGTTCCAAATCTTCGAGGGTAAACCGTTCGGGCCATAGGGCGCTCTTTTCAGTCTTACGTATGTATCTTTTACCAGCGCCAAGTTTGCTGGCTTCGCCAGGTGCGAGGTACTCTGGGTGTTCGACTGGTAGATTGGAACGGGAAATTTTACCAGCGTCTCCTTGAATTGCTTTTTCTTCGATGGCTGGAAAATTGATGTGAAGCCAACGTCCTTCGTTCCAGTCGTCGGTTTGCATGAGCCGTCCTGCGAGGTCGTCGGGGTGCCAACGGGTGAGTATGATGATTTGTGCTGGGGGTACACCGTCGATGTCGGGTTGGAGACGCGTAGAGAGAGCGGATATATAATAATTCCAGACTTTATTTCTCTGCGTGGCACTCTCAGCTTCCTCTCTAGACTTTAATGGGTCATCAAACAGTAAAAGATTTGCGGCTCGACCTGACGTTGTACCGCCAACGCCTATGAAATACGCAGCTCCACCGCCTGTCGTACGCCATTGGTCTACAGCTCTGCTGTCTTGTGACATTTCAAACTCTGGAAATGCTTGCGTAGTTAGCGGTTCGTTGCAGAGATCACGGACTTGTCGCCCAAAGTCGGTAGCAAGTTGGGAGTTGTAGGACGTGGACATGATGAAACGGCTGGGTTTTCGCGACATGAAGTACGCAGGGAATAGAATAGAGCCGTACGTAGACTTGCCGTGTCGTGGTGGCATGGTGATGAGTAGGTTTCGTACAGGTACTTCCTCTGTCTTCTCGCGTTCGGCTGCCGACAGGTTGTGATGCGACGTGAGGGTGTTCTTCTCTAGTTTGTCGAGGGCGTCGATCATGTCGAGATGGAACTGAGGTAGCTTCCAGTTGGGCATTTGTAGACGTACCCACCCAAGAAGGCTCTCTTCTGCTGCTTTTAGCTTGAGTAAATGCTTGGCAGCGTCCTGTGCAGTTACATTCATTCTTCTTCCTCCACAGCTTCCCCGTCAATTATCTGGTTCATGCCCGAAGCTATGGCTTCAAGCTGCTCACGAGACATTTTTTCTGGGGCTTCTTGGATTTGATGCTCGTGCTGTACGAACTGTGCAGTTAGATCGGGCATGACTTTGTTTAGCATCGCCGTGAACACCCGTGCTTGGGTCGGGTTCCAGTCCTGCTTACCCATAACTACTGCATGAGCTTCATCGATTTGCTTTTCTACACGGCGGTAGAGGCCAGCACGCATGTTAGCGACCTGTAGCGGAGAAAGTTTCGCGCCAGTTTGTATTAAATTTTTACGTGACATTAAGGTTTCCAGACGTTTTCAATTTTGCTCAGATTTCTCAGAGGGTCGGCAATGGCAATTCGCGAAAACTGATCGGCGGAATGGGGTGCCGCCCCCCTCCTTTTTTCTTTTTGGCGCATATGTGGCGCAAAAGCCTCGCAAACTGTTGATTTTACACGATTTTCTGTCCCCAACTAGGGGAAAAACGAGTGGTTTTGGGTGGTCAAAAATTCCCAAATTCGCTCCTTCCGCGTAAAAAAATTAGCCATACGCGTATGTTACGCATCTGCGTTACGCATGTCGTCCTGCGTGGGCACGACCAAAGATAAATCTTTGAGGAACATCAGAGGGTGCCAGCTCCGATCTGGAGGATGGCCTGTGCCCAAATGGTTGGGCGCGGTTCTATGTATGCGTAACACAAAAGGAGAAATCGCATGACAAAATCAAACACAGACGTAGCAGTATTCTCAGCAAAAACAGCCGCAGCCGCATGGATCAATGCGCGTAACGCAGCCGCGAAGAAAGTCATCCGCGACAAAGTCGCCGCGACAGCGAAGACCAACAAGCGCAAGCGTTGGAGCCGCTTGCTCAAGGACATCGACGCCAACGACAAGGTGCGCGTAAAAGCGCGTGCATCTGGCGATTGGAAACCCGTCAACGATGCGCGTCCTGTAACGCCTGCGAAGCCGAAGGCCACGAAGCCAAAGGCAAAAGCGCCCGTTGCCGCTGAAGGCGTAACGCCTGTTGACGCTGCCAAAGCGTTGGCGGCTCTCGTAGGCGCGGATTTGGGCGGCTCTCCAGAAGCGCTCGCGTTGGTGGCTTTCATCAACCGTTCGTAACACCCACACCTGAAGCACATCTCAAAGCTCCGCAACGCGCAAGCGTTGTGGGGCTTTTTTGTGCGCTTCTGCACAGCAACGAGGACGAAAGGAGAACTACATGGCCTCAAAACAACAACACCCGATCACGTCCAAACACGATGATCCACATGATGACGTAACGCGCTGGCTTCCAATCAGCGAACCAGTCAGCAGCATAGTCGCCAAAACGCGTACCCGATACGAACTGACCCGAGACGCTCGCGAGTTCTGCGAGGCAGTCGATAACGAGTTCGTCATGGGCTACATGAGGTTCGGCTCGTGACACGCGTTCAACAAGCCGCGTTGGTGATTGCCTACTCAGGCATCACCGCACTCATCGTACTCGAATGGATTTCGGGTTGTGGCACGCCTGATGGTCAGTGCCTCGTTATTCCAAACATCTACACAACCATAACAGGAGGACAATAATGGCAATAATCACAAACAACCCGACTGCGTATGATGCTGCATCGTGGATCATAGCCTTATGGGAGCCGCTTCAACACTGGCGTCATGACTTGTGCGAAGAAGGCGACGAAGAAGACGACAAGGATTGGGATGAAGTCTGCACAGTCATGGCGTGGCTCACCTCAGAACTCGGCTACGAGTACAACAGCAATGGCGATCTCTGCCTGATACCAGAGGAACCTGACGACGAACCAGACCCGAAAGTCGAGGAGCAAATACGAACGCTAGTGCGGAGGGTGCTCAATGAAGGATCAAATTGACGGGTACGTTCGTACGCTTGAGAACAGAGCGCACGCAGCGTTGTTTCACCACCACTCACGAGAGGATGGTGATGCCACGTCGTATGGCGAGTTCTTAGCTTACGTACGAGTTATCAGCGACTTCACTGGCGAGCACCGATTAGAGGTGCTTCAGCGCATAGCTGACGAAGCAAAAGTACCAGCGTGAACATCGGTGAGGGCAAGTTCGCTTGCCCGATCCCATGTCCACAAGGACATGACAACCAGACATGAAAAGGAGAACCATATGTCTAACATTAAATCACGAAAAATCAGCATCAAAGCATCCGAAGCAATCGCAAAAACATTTGTGGAAAGCGGAGAGCTAGGGGAAAAAAATAATGCGCTCGATGCAGCGAGAGACACAACGCAAAGTGCCTTGCAAGAGTGCATCAACCAGTTTGCCTTAGCGTCGGAAGCGCGTAAGCATTTCGATAGCTTAGACCCTACGGTTCAATTCGGTTTGCAACCTAGGTACATAGACACGGATTGCAGTTTCCGAGTGAGTGTAGATACACCTGAGTTGACGTACAACTGTAGTGAAAGCTACGAAACAGGCGTGTCCGAATGGGATTGGCGGCGTGAAGCAGACCCACGTACACATACGCCAAATGCTTGGTGGTGGTTCGATAGTCGCGCATTGGAAGTCATACTGGCTACACAGGGAGCAGAGATTGCCAATAAGCTAGACCTACGCAAAGAGCTTGAGGCAAAAATGTTTAGCCACCCTCTTCTCATAGCGTCAGTCAACGCATCTAGGGCTTACAATGATTGGCGAGATAATATGTATGACCTAAAAAGACGTATCGAGAACGACATACAAGGTCGCTCAGTATCGCAAGTCTTAAACGCATGGCCTGAACTTGTGGACGCCATCAACAAATACTATGACGTGCCAGTAGTTGTGCAACAGCCTTTAAAGCAGCCACTTTCTGCCGTGATCGCAGAGGTAACAACACCCCTAATTACACAGGCTGCCGAATGATACACTCTCGCTTTACGAAGGTGTTGATTGGTTGCGAGACGTCAGGCATCGTACGCGATGCCTTTCTCTCTCGTGGCTATGACGCATGGAGTTGCGATGTCCTGCCTGCCGACACGAAAACTAATCGTCACATACAGGATGATATAAGGAACGTGTTAGCGCTCGATGAGTGGCACCTAGTATTCGTAGCTCATCCACCCTGTACACGATTGTGTAACAGTGGTGTTCGGTGGCTATCAAAACCACCACCCAACAAAACGAAAGCCCAGATGTGGGATGAACTAGACGAGGGCGCTGAGTTGTTCAGTGCCCTTTGGAACGCGGATGTGCCCTGCTTGGCTGTCGAAAACCCAGTCATGCACAAGTACGCAAAGGAACGCATCCGTAACTACGAACCATTTGCGCAGTCGATACAGCCTTGGGAGTTTGCAACCCACGAGGATAGTCCCGACAACGTGAAGAAGCGTACGTGTTTTTGGCTACGTAACCTACCACCACTAGCCAAGACAGGTACGTTGGATGGCTCGACGGCAAGAGCCGAGGTGCATAACGCACCACCCAGCAAGGATCGCTGGAAGTTACGATCCAAGTTTTACCCAGGCGTTGCCGACGCAATGGCTACGCAATGGGGTAAGGCTGCATTGAAATCTTTAATAGGAGTATGATTATGAAACATACATATGGGGTCGGTATGGAACATCGAAAAACTTTATACTTAATACGTGGGCTTACTGGCAGTGGTAAGACTTCGTTAGCAGCGCTTATTGACGACGGGCTGTGGTGCGAACACCAAATGCAAGCGTGGTCATATAGTACCGATGACTACTTTACTAAACCAAATGGTGAGTATCACTTCGATGCTTCGCAACTTAAAAAAGCACACGCTTTCACTCAAGCAGAAGTTCGGGCGCATATGAAGGGGCTGCATGAACACGCAGATGCACTGATTGTTCACAACACCTTCTCATGTAACTGGGAGATGAAACCCTACAAGGACATGGCGAAGGAGTATGGTTGGTCAGTGTTCGTGATCGAGTGCCAGAATGATTTTGGTACGACGCACGATGTACCCGATGAGGTACGTGACCGTATGTCAGAGCGGTGGGAAAGAAACAAGGACGATCAACCCACAGGTAACGGGTAGTGTAGGTAGGTAAGGAGTTCAAAATGAAGCCTGCATTATTTGTTTTTGCTGACGAGGTTGGGAGTAGCTGCGTATACGTACACCAGTGCGACCAAGCTACGGCATACCATATGATTACGAACACGGTGACACACGAATGGGCACCGAGTTTGGAGCGGTTCTGTGCTGAAGAACTTTCCGCATTGTTTATAGCCGCGAACAAGAAGAAACCATTCGACATGATTGTAACTGGTGAATTTGATGAGACGGATAGCTACGAAGAAGTAGATGCGGTCTACGAAATCTACAAGTCACAAGACGGCAAGGCTATTCACATCATGCCAGTCACTTCAGACGACGGAGTAACGTCGATCTGGGAGTTCAGGAAAACCCTGCTCCACTAAAAATTCTCTACACGTACGGGCGGCCAGAAATATCAAAGATATTTCTGAGGTTCCTAGAGCTATAGTCTTCGGCAATTCTGCCGAGGTCTATCTTATGCTGTACTAGCATAGTATTTGACACATCGTACGTTGTGTTATATACGCTACATATTCAACAAGGAAATCAAATGTCAAACTTAACTATCAAACGAATTGCTGAGACACATAACGCTCGTGAAGCACAGAAAGTTCTTCGCGGTGTTATCCAACACAAGCTTCCGTACGATCACGACTGGTGGCAACCAGTTGTCAACGCAGCTTGTGCGTCCCCAGCGATCAACAATACTCACCCAAAGTCACGTTCGATGAAGAGTGTCAGCGTCTCGCAGATACTTGATCGTATGAACGTGGATGGCCTTACGTTTCTCATCAACTACTTCAATACGGTAGGCACGGAAGAGGCTGCGTTGCTTCTTGCAAATGACTTCGTGCATCTCGATAGCCACGCGAAGCTCGATGAGATTACGAGTTGGCCTTTCACGCAAGACCTCGCAACCCTCGATGAACTGTACGAGACTGATCTCGAAAACGATCTCATGGAAATCGGTGGCTGCGCTGTCGAGGCCGAGCCAGAAGCTGAGGCCGAGGCCGAGGTCGAGCCAGAGGTTGAAGCAGATACATCCGATACGTACTCCGTACCTGATGCCATTGCTTCGGCTGCCAACGTACTGCTTGAGGCTGCCACTGGCGGTGACGAGAAAGACTTGCAAGCACTGCTTGACGAGGTGGTTACGCTTCGCAAGAAGCCTGACTACGCTGCCGTGCCAGAGGTTGATGCTACAGGCGACATACCGTTCGGCGCACCCATACGAAAGAACGTACAGGATGTGTTCGGTATCAAGCACAAGATGCTAGACTTCGAGATCAATGCGTACGAGTGGGCTGGCACCAACCCTTTGGTGCCTGTTGTTGATGAGAACTATATCTTCAACGTCGATGCTCTGCATGACTGCTTGTGGGCGCGTAATAATAAAGAGAACGCGTGGCTATCGGGTCATACTGGTACTGGCAAGTCTACCTTTGTCGAGCAAGTATGTGCCCGTACTGGCTACATGTTGGTTCGTGTCAACATGGACAGCGGTATCGAGCGTGACACGTTCGTCGGTATCATGGGTCTTGAGGCTGATGAGAACGGCAACAACATCAGCAAGTTCGTGGACGGTATACTGCCGAAAGCAATGCAGATGCCGTGTATTCTCCTGCTCGATGAGCTTGATGCTGTACGTCCAGATATTGCGTACGTATTGCAGCCTGTCCTTGAGGGCAAGTCGTTACGATTGCTTGAGGATGGTGGCCGTATGGTTCACCCACATATGGACTTCCATATCTGTGCGACTGGTAACTCTACTGGTCAAGGCGATAGCTCTGGTATGTACGCGGCTGCTGTCAAAATTCAGTCTCGTGCTCTGGTCAATCGGTTCGCTACTCACATTCGTATCGATTACCTATCTCTTGCTGACGAGATGGCGCTGGTTCGCAACGCTGCTCCAACGCTGAGTGCCAAGTCGGAAGAGTACATCCAAGACTTCGTGATGAACTACCGACAAGGCTTCCTAGATGGGACGATTGTAACACCCATATCACCTCGTAACACCGCTACGATTGGCAAGTACGTAGCCAGTCTTGAGGATCGCATTGGTTGCTTGGCTTCTGTCAAGAAAGCACTGCACATGAACGTGATGCTGACCATCGATGAGGCTGATGCCATTGCGGTAACTGGCATCATGGATCGCATATCATAATCAAATTTCAACAAGGAGTAACAAATGTTTTCGCAAAATTCTGTATCTGCCCTAGCGACTGAGCTAGACAAGCTGTCTCGCATCATGGGTAACAAGAACGTACGTACCACTTTCAACGGGAGTGGTGCTTACACCGATGGTCATACTGTCAACGTGCCAGCAATGGACATGGACGCGCAGCTTGACCCAACCCACCAAGCGATCATGCGTGGCTATCATATACACGAGGTCAGCCACGTTACTGACACTGACTTCAGCGTGTTCAACAAACGTGGCGTCAAGAAGATCAAGGACACATGGAACTGCTGTGAGGATGTGTTCGTAGAGCGCAAGGCTATGGAGAAATTTCCAGGAGCAAGGCGTTCTCTCCAACAGACAATCAATCACGTACTTGAGAAAGAGAACGAGCACTGGGCTGACAACCCAGAGAAGGATGAGAAGCGTCGAGAGAAGTGGTGGACAGAGATACCATACGCTGCTCTGCAAGTGGCTCGTAGGAAGATGGGGTACGACAGCGAGGCACTGGATCAGTACATTGATGACATGCCAAAGGAACTAATGAGAGAAGCGCGGAAGTTCTCCACGAAGATGATCGACGCTGACAATTCACATGATGCTCTGGCGGTTGCTCGTGCAATCGAGCGCCGCATGAAGAAGCTTGGTGAGGAGTACGTCGAAGAGGAACAGGAGAAGCAACAGCAAGGGATCGGTCAGCCCAACCCAGAAGGTGACGAGCAAGGGCGTATTGAGAACGGTAGCGATCAAAACTCTGACGACGGCGACAGTGATGGCGACGGAGACGACAACGGTGATGGCGATGGCGACGGAACGAACGGTGGCGGCGACGGCGAAGACGGCGACGGCGGTGCTGGCGGTAGCGGCGGTGACGATGAAGACGGCGACGCTGACACTGGTACGAACGCTCAACCCATTACCATCGATCCCAACGAGGGTGGCTTCAGTACTGCTGATGCTGAAGAGCGTGCAAAGGGTGCGATGAACGCTGTCTTTGGCAAGTACTCAAGCAAGGATGCCAAACACGTTTGCACTGACAAAGCGGAAGTGTTCGACGATCACAAGCAAGTTTGGTCGTGGCTGTATGATGTTGCCAATAGAACGGACAACGGTAAACGCGTCCACGCGCACATCAAAAACAACATTCAGGGACATAGGACTACGCCCCATGGGAGTACGCATCTTACCACCAGAAACAACACGAAGATTATGAATGAGCGTATGCCTGATGATGTTCGTTTGTATAGCGCTAGACTTGCACGTCTACTGTTGTCGCAAGAGGACAGACGTAAAGAAGGTGGTCATCGTTCTGGCAAGATCGATGCGCGTAGGCTTTCACAAATCAAAGCAGGCAACACCAATGTCTTTGCACGTAACAGTGTAACCAAGACTGCTGAGACGCGCATCATGGTTGCGGTTGATGGTTCGTCCAGTATGCAATGGGAGCCTACCGTTTCTGCAATACTGGCTCTCAACCAGTGCCTTGGTCGTGCCAATGTCAAGTTTGATATTGTCGAATGGGGTGGCGTATCATGGGGGCATCAAGACAAAGTGTTTGGAGACAGACCTTGGCTTGTCTATCACAAGAAATCTTCCGACAACTGGCGAAAGATCAACACTGGCTTTGAGTTCCAGCCAGTCGGCGGCGACACACCCACGTACTCTAGCATGGTTGGTACTGCTCGTATTATGAGCGAGTGGCAAGAGCCTCGACGCGTGCTCCTGTTCCTTACTGATGGCAAACCCAATGGTAGGGAACATGAGAGCAAGGTGGTTGGTGATCTTGTCAAGGATATGTTCGCTGGCGGTATCGAAAGCTACGCCGTTTATATTGGACGGCAGCTCAAAGAAAATTCTGTTACGAGACAATTGTTGGACATGATGTTCGATGACAAATGGACAGAGTGTACGTTCGAGAAGCTTGGCGAGACATTGCTCGGCGGTATCGAGAGGCTGCTCATCAAAGGGGGTCACGCCCATGCCGCGTGATCTCAAACTACCCAGAAGTTTTGACCCGAAGGTCAATCCCACCATGAAACGAGACTGGTTCAAGCTGGCTGATGGCTGGCGACCACACTCATGGTGGTGGCATGTGGCGTACGTCATCCGATCAAAGCGCGTACGCCACGCCGATGAAGAAAAGATTAAGCGCGTGATGCGCTTGATCGATAACAAACTTCCCCATCTACAGGAGGATTACACCCGTGGAAGTACTAACACAAGCAGTACTCTGCCTAGCATTGAACGTATACTTCGAGGCGAGGTCAGAGGATACGAGGGGACAACTCGCCGTGGCTGAAGTCACACTCAATCGAGTGAAGAGCGAGAAATATCCCGACAATATTTGTGATGTTGTGTGGCAACGAAAGCAGTTTAGTTGGACGCACGATGGCAAGAGCGACAACCCAAAGCACGCAAAGGCTTGGGAGAAAGCGCAACGAATAGCGCTGTTCGCAATCACGACAGGCAACAAGATAGTGGGAGATGACGTCACCCACTATCACGCAAGTTATACGCAACCGTACTGGACAAACTCTTATGAACGCGTTGCGCAAGTTGGAACACATATTTTCTACAAGAGAAAGGGTTAGAATATGTTGGTAAGAAATAAAGTTGAGGTAGTGAACGCGCTCAAGCGAATGGAAGTTAAGGTCGGTAACTTACGCCTTGAGTTCAAAGCGACAGGCAACCCACGAAAGTATGACATGGATGAGATGCTTACGCTCATCGACAAAGTTAAATCTAATTTAGCAGGAGCAGAAAAGACATGACGGATTTTAATCACGAAGATGTATTAAGAGAAAAGATGCTTGCGTTCGAAAGAGCGCAAGTGAAACTCAAACTAAGACCAGTGCTTCCGTGCGATAGGAAAAGCGAAGACCGAGTTATTAAGACTTCCGAAGAAAAGCGCGAGGCCAGGATCAAACTCTACGAAATCATCTTAGAGAACATGAACGACAGCGAAGTCGTGACCGCGCAGGAGATAGCCGTTCGTACGAACATACCAATGCAGTCGGCAGCGAACTACTTACGCTCGATGGAGAAGGAAGAGTATGTGGCTGCGATACCCAGAGTGAGTAAGAATAATCGATGCTGGGCGTTCGCAAAAACAGGGAAGATGGTGGCATGACAGAAAAGAAACCAACAGCGATATACAAGTTTACCGAGCATGAGGTTATCACCCTCATGCTTGCGTTAGAAGATGGGATCAAGACAGGGAGAGAGCGCAAAGAAAAAAAGGCAGTCAAAGATATGATGGCGTTATTCGAGCGCCTCATGCTTGACCTTGCGATGGCGAAGATGCTCTGGGATGAGCAGTCGGATGGAAAGTATTTGCAATGAGCGAAGATCGCCAACCAGAAATCAAATACGTACGAAAGAGATTGTATGTCACCGACGACCAAACGCCTGCGTTGTCGGTTGACGATGATGGATATGTGCGCTGCGGCCTGACCGTTGATATGCGTACGAACGATATGCTTGTCTTGGGACTGGTGCTGTCACTCAAAAATAAGAAATGGAAAGCTGACCTGATCGAACGCGTAAAAGAAAAGATGGAAGGTGCAACGACGCCGACATCTCGAAGCGTTCGCATCATGGAACTTTTAGGCGACGATTAATCATGTACTAGGGGGCACCCGAGAAGGCTTGGCTGAAATGAAAAACCGCCCAGTAGATCAAGCTGATTAGCAAGCCCACACAAGACCCTACTGAGCGGTTTTATTTTTCCCCACACCGATCATGTAACTCGGCGGTAGCTACTCTGGGGCTACAGTCTCAGGCGAAAGGAGATATCCTTCTCTGTAGTGACGCGGTTATCGGCTTGTATGAAAACAATATATAGAACCGAAGCGCACTCACGCCTTACGCATTAGGTGAGCCTTCGTCCATCAAGACCCACCCAATTCCTAAACGCACGTTGGGTTCACTTGCTCCATTCGACGTGCATAAACTATTGTTGTATGTGCCTTACCCACACTGTTGTGAGTTGTGTAACTGGCTTCCACCAATCTCCCACCACGACATAACCTTACACACGCCGATTGTACCTTGGTGTAACAACCGTTCTGTGTGCTATCAAAGTCTTTACGTTTGACAGGATTGATCGAGAGTATAGACCATAACACGTCCACGAAACCCATAGGCTCAATCGACAACACGTCGAGGATCATATCGTCGAGTTCACCGTTAGACATGTGTAGTAAAGTTGTGAACATTTGATCTCTTATTTTGAGCAAACTATCTGCGTCTGTCGCATCAGTCACAACTTCTCTGGGTCTGTCGTCGGTGACAACTTCAGCCCATTCGGTAAGTATCTCGTCGTCCGTTTTATCTTCAACGTCGATTACTTCTTCGTCGTCGTCTTCTTCGATGAGAACTGTATCTTCGTCCTCAGTATCAAGCCTGATTGCTATCCACTTAGCTAAGTGAAGTCGCTCTGGAAAATTAGGCTTGACCGTTGCTTTATATCTGTCGCCAACACGAACATCACAAGCGTTCGCCATAGCAACTGAGATGTAACACACCTCGTTTTCTGGTGTGGTTGAAAATGCTGCGCCTGTCTTTGCGCAACCTGTTACTTCTAGAACTGTAGTTGTGTATCTCTGCATCTTAATAACCATTAAATTTGTGTTCATCCCTAACGATGAGTTGATATGTGAACCAAGTTGTGTGACAACTTGGACTGCTCAATGAACACCAAAAGTTATATAAGGTATGTAGGATTTCTCTTAGCAGGGGAGCGCCTTCGACCACTCGGCCACGTCTCCGTGGATGGTGATACGCGTTACGCTTTTGATCTGCAAGAGTTATTTCCATGAGCTTATGTATAACTTTCGATGTCCAAATTAGTTGTGTGGCTGACGCTACGTAAGCGACATCACGGCTGCTTTGTGATCTTCGTATGTTGTGTTCATGTATCGCATGACCATCTTCAAATCACTGTGCCCAAGTAAATCAGCGATCACTTTAGGCGGTACGCCATTACGTGCAAGACGTGTAGCGAATGTGTGGCGTAGTGTGTACGGACTTTTATTTATCTTTAGTTTATCCGTCACCTTACGCCAGTGATACCCGATCTGTTTGTTCGTTTCGAACGGTCTGCCTTCCAGCAAGAACGGATATAAACTTGGCGGTGGATCACTCTTTGGTATTGTTGCGAGTGCCCTGTCGTTAAGGGGCACCCGACGCTCCCTGAGTTCTCCGTCTGCTCCCTTATACGAGCCGAGGACTACCGTACTGTTGGTAAAGTCTACGGCTGTATAAGTTAAACGCATTGCTTCTATTGGTCGTGCGCCAGTATGCAAAAGGAAAGTACACAATCGTCTCACGTCAGGATGCAAATCAGGAAAGATTAATTCTATCTCTTCCACTGACAGCGTATCGGTTTTGTGTTTTCCCTCTCGCGGCTTCTTTATTTTTATACTGTCACGTAACCCTAAAGATGCAGCAAAATTTAGCAGACCTTGTAATTGGTTTAAGTCACGTCTGATCGTAGAGTTCGCATTGCCTTTGTTGACGTGTACCTCTTCAACATATTCCTCAATATCATTAAGGTCTATCTTGTTGACTTGGTAGTCACCAAAGTAATCCGTCAATCGCATTACGTAATCCACTGTAGACTTTGAGCTGCCTGTGTGCGGCGACTTTAAATATCTACGCGCTACGGATTTGAATTTGTTTTGTGCTCCATGAGTATTCTTCGCACCTAACTTAATCGCACCCGATAAAACCTTCGCTTCAAACTCAGCGCATAGGTCTTTAGCGTGGACGTAATCATGTGTACCCAGAGTATGCCTTACTCGTAATCCTTGGAACGAGCCAATGGCGTGGTACATTTTACGACCAGAAATTTTTTTAACTTTGAATAACGGCATCCGTTACACTCCTACGGGTGGGGCTAGGGGAACAACGGGAATACTCCATGCTCTACCACTGACCCAATCTGACTGAGGTACTCCGCACCTCTGCATCATTTTAAATCTCTGAATAATTCTTGACGTTGATGTGCATAAGTAGGACCAATTATAGTGTGACCCTTTAGCTATGTTATGTTTCATATAGTTAGGGAACATTATTCTGTTTCCCTTCTGTAAATCGCAGCGTGTGGATCGTTGCCGACTTCAAAAGTCTTGCCCCAATCTACTGGCAAACCACCAGATGCTTTCTGGTAATCTGTCGGGTCAACCCGTTCCATAATATCGTTTAGAACGAGGGCTGCCTGACCCCTTGTTTTAGTTCCAACCTTCTTGCAGACCGCACGTACATGCAACTTCACAGTATTCTCTCCGATATTTAGAACTTGGCCTATGTCTTTATTAGACCATCCTTCTATTAAGAGCTGTGATGTAACATGTTGCTTAGATGTCATAGTACGTAGCAAAGATAATTCTGCTGCGGATACTTTAACATCTTGAGCAAGTACGTTGCTTTGGTTGGCAGTACTATTACTAAGTAATAAGTTTGTAATAATGTCCAACTTGGCTTCAATTCTGGCTAAGTCGAACTTCAAAGTTTGTACTGACATGTTAATATCTTGATCCTTAAAAGTTGATAAGTGAGTTGATAGAAGTTTATCTTCTATATCTTCTATGTAGTGTTTACGATACACCATTGTCAACAACCTTTTCCTAGTTACGCACAACTTTGTACGTAAAACACTGATAATAAATGAAACTTTTTATAACTTTAGATGTGTGCTTTTAAAACAAAGCAAGCTTTCATACGTTTAACCAAGTAATCTGTATACCCCGACCAAAACTTTTTAAGTTCTGGTGAGGCCGCTAGGTTTTGATACTTTGAACGACACGGCTGTTCGGGGCAACGGGTGTGTACTGCCCATCCTTCTGCAACCATCACATCTAAAATATGGTTGCAACCTCGCTGACTTAATTGCGCACCTTTCGCAATTTTGTTAGCTGAAATACCTTTCTCTCCCCCCTCTAATATAAGGAGAGCGACGTCCCATCTCGACCAAGACGAGAAAATGTAATTACACAACCTCTTATTATGGTCGAGCTTTAAGTCTTCAAGTCTTTTCGAACTTGTAACACACAGATTAAGGACTTCACGTTCAATAGGTTTCATGGTTTGAAAAATTAATAATCAGTTTCATTACCACTACAGTTTCGAAAAAAAATAGTAAAGTAAACTGAACTGAGTTCGCTTAATATACAAGCCTAATGAACATAATAGTTACTAATCGCACACCCGATGGTGTGTTTCGTTATGAACTATAACGTCTGTGAGCATCTCTTTATCGTTCTTCATTAACCAATCGGCTACCTCGTCGTTGTCAAAGTAGATGGGGTAGGCTATATCGCAGTACGTATCACCGCTTATCTTTGCGCACCCAAGTAGAGGCACGATCAGACAACTCAGTATCATCCATAGCTTTAATTTCATCATCGATTACTTTCTGTATTTTTAAATTTGACAGGCGTTTTTCGTCTATCTTTCTTTTGATTTTGTCCTGACCCCTTGCGACACCTGTTGAATAAATTCCAATCAGGCCAAGTACGAACGCTGCGCCAACGAGCGCGTAGAGCTGAAGCTTTTGCATACCAAACATTTACTTCCAGCCTTCTGCCCAAGCCTTAATTCTTTCTCTCATTATATAAACGCCGAAAAGAATAGTGAGGCCAGCAAAACCCAGAATGATATACTGACTTGTTTCGTTCATGCCTGAGAGTGAAGTGACGGCAGTACCAGCACTGGCTGCAACTGTAGCTGCTGATGCCTTAACTGTTTTACTTTGGGTTGGTTTCGTACGCTCGGGCTTCTTAGCCGTTGCTTCGGAGAGCGACATGCCAGCCAACCATTTCTGTACGCGAAAGCCAGGACATGCTTTGGACGAGATGCGATTGTGTCCAATCACTCGCTCGCTCTTTATGTTGTACTGACCCTGTAGCTTTCGTATCAGTTCGTATGCTGCTGCTAGTTGTAGCGGTGTGAAGTGATCGGTTGCTAGGTCGTCTGCATCTGAACCGAAGCCACCAAAAAGTGCGATGCCAATACTATCTTTATTATGACCACGCGCATGACTACCGATCATCTCGATAGGTCTGCCCTGTACGACTTCTCCGTTGCGACCTATGAGGTAATGATATCCAATCGCCTTCCATCCCCGATCTACGACGTGCCACTTTTCCACTTCTTTGACTTGTTCGTTAATTGTTTTCTTATCCCACCAATCGGGACGGGTCGCGGTACAGTGGACAATGATCTGTCTAATCTGTCTCATAGTTTAAACTCCCTGTGTAAACTTTCTGTTTGAGCTTCAAGTGTGAAGTCTATTGGGTTTATTTTAAGAGATATGGGGGGTTTGTCGTCCCATCTGCGAGCTAGGACTAGGCCAGTATCGAGAGCTACGAACAGATACACACCGTCGTAAAAATCTTTACGGGCTTCGTTGACTTTAAAACAGTATCGGTAGTTGTCTGAGTACCTATCTTTTCGGTGGTATGGTTTACGTGACGACTTTACTTGTACGCGAATAATATCACCGTTTGGATGTGATACCCATAGGTCATCGTGAGGGAGGTCTACGTGAGTGGTGCGTAGTCCCAGCTTTTCTAAAACGTACGCCGCATAAAATTCTGCTGCACGTCCAGAGTAAATATTGTTCTGATTGCTCAGTTATCTGTTGCGCAGTAAGTTTTCTAAATGTGTAATGGTCGCTTTTGCTGTCGCTAAATCTGATCGTAATTCTGCGATCTCTCCCAATAGTTGTTCTATCTGCTCCGTTTTATCGTCAAGTTTTTCAGCCAAACGATCTACTTGGTACTTGAGTGTGTTCTGGTACTCAGCGTTAGCATCGCGTCGTGCTTTCTCTCGCATCGATACGAAGCTCCAAAACCCAGCGCTTCCGATTAGTGCTACGGCTAGTGTGATTATGTGCTCAAGTCCCACCATTACTTCCCTATGTCTGCGTACCTATGTCTACGCAACGTGAAATATGAAAGCCACCTTCGGGCTTACTAATGTTTAACATCTGTTCGTTGTTGATACGTTGCAACTCACATGCCTCTTGTGTCGTAAAAATAAATGGCAACGGCTGTATTCTGTACTCGCTTCCAACAAACAATAAAAACACAGCCACCCACATCAGCTTAACTTCTTCTTTAAGTATAGTAGAGTAGCGTAGACTGTTATCAGATATACAGTTGCTATGCTGACATCGACTAGGTGCTCGCGCATATGGTAAATAAACTCTATGCCTGCCTGTACGTCACCTTCAGTATAACCTACGTTTACGTTCTTCGTACCAGTAAAGTTCTCGATGGTTTGTTCCATTTACTTCTCCGCCCATAGGCAAGCTAGTGTTTCGTTCGACTTAGTTACTATTACTTTTGCTTCGTCCTTTTCCTGCTGGCATATTTCTTCCGACCCGTGCGTACTGATTTGGTAGTAGTTAATCTCACCAGTCGTTGTGAAATTGATCCACACTAAAAACCACATGCCCTATCTTCCCTTCCTAGTTCAGCTTTCGTGCAGCGCAGCCCTAGCGGAGCTGCCCCAACTAAGCGATCCCCTTGAACCTCAAGACCCCGTAACCCAATAATCCTAGAAGCCCTAAAAATAGTACGCCTGCTGCTACGTACCCAAGAAATTCCATACGTTCGTTGTGATCTGCTAGTGCTTGCTTGCGTGCTTTGGCGCGTGCAGCACGCGCTTCGTTTTCAAAAATTAGGAAGCGATCCCAACTCCCTGGCCTCCCGTACAAGCGGCACATCGATCTTAAATTTTCTCTATTCTCTTTTAATTCTTCTAACTTTTGGAAAGCTTCGAAGTCGCTGGCTGACTTACCCAAGAACTTATTGTAGATAGAGTTCTTGTCCTTATCTACCATAGCCTTCAGCTTCTCTTCACTATCGAGAACCACACCAATTTTGTCGGCAACGGAGGCTAACTCCTTGCCGTTCTGTATCGATTGCTTGATCACCCCGTATGCTGCGTTACACGCGCTTGCCAGTGCGATTACTTCTGCTACCGCCACGTCGAACTTCTCCATTGACAGACACGGTTGTCTTTGGTGTTCGTAAGATTTTTTGGTACGCAGTCTTTGCTGCCTTACCCCGTCGTGAATTTGATTTTGCTTTACGTGCCATGAAGATCAACATAACCGATATGAGTTTGCTATGTCGTCCTCTAACTAGGAAATAGAACCTGTCTCCAACAAGTACGAGAGGTAAAGTTCACGCCAATCATGCAGTCTCATTACTACTAAGCTTTCACCCAGCTTCTCACCATTACGTCGCGTAATAACAACTGGCTTTTCTGGTGCGTGTGTAAGACGTATGTTTCTTTCTGCTTGCTTCATAGCTTCTCGAACATTTAAACGCTCTACGCGTTTTGCTTCTATAAAAATATCTGGCGTACCGATTATGTCGGCACCACCCACTACTCCTATCTTGCCACCGCCAGAAAGCGGTGCTCTTTGGCATCTGTTTTCATTAAAGATATGATCGTTGAACCAATGTGCTAGGTCTACTTCGTACCTATCACCTTTTCTTTTCTGTGGATTAGCCATTAGAACGGCACCTCTGGTTTGTAAGGCTTCTTCCTCGCCTGAGTTTTATGCTCTTCTTCGTAAGCTATTCGTCTAGCGTCTGCCTCTTTGTCTAGGCATGGGTCGCAACGGTACTGGTTCTTAGCTCTGGGTTTTATACAGCCGCAGTTAAGACAAGGCCGCCTCCACATTTTTGGAGACGGCTTGATTTGGTACTTGGCACCTGGAAAGTATTGAAGATTGAGCCTCATTAATATTCGTTTGAGCGTATCGATACAAACGTCGTAACGCTCTGCTAATTCTTTGTGAGAGTAAGTATTATGAAATCGTTTTAGCCAAGCCACCTCTTCATCAGGTAGCTTTGTTTTTCTTGACATGACCCCCTTCAATGCAATTTCTTGAATGAACATGTTTCGTTTTGTAACATATATACAACTATGGGTAAACGTAAGTTGTGTAAAAATATATACTTTGGTCTTGACAATACGAACGAACACGATAAAATCGCAAGCGATGTAGGCGACTGCAAGCGAATACAAGCTACGCTTAGTAGCTTGTATGAACGCAGCACAAAGACGTAACGTAGACGCGATTTTATCGGTTTTCAAAAACAAATATTACGAACGATTGTGCGACAATTTTTTTTTGTACGAACGGTTATATTGGTTATATTTTTACTGCGAGTTAGACACCCACGATGGTACGACTGTTTCGCGTGTTGATTTCGTCCACTCTTCTACTGTTGAAACGGGACGACCAACCCTGTCTGCAATCTCTCCATCTGATAGCGGTGGGCGAATAGCACCTGTCGCATCTGTCCACTCTTTTGCAAAACCGATAGCCCTTTGCTTCGCTGTCTTTGGGCTAATGACCTTTATCGTGTCGTCCATTGATGATGAGGTAAACGCTAGATTATATACTGGCTCATGCGCGTCAGACCACTCACGAACTTTCCCGTACCGTATCTGCATCATCACGTCTATCCGACGACCTTCTGCCTCGGCAGCAGCTAAGATGTCAGTAAATGGACTAGCAGGAATGTTACCTTCGTAGAGGCCAGCCTTTACATCAGCAGTCTCTTGATCCCAGAACACTTGTGTAATCTTCATCTGAGTTTCGAGTACAGTTAATTGATTAGAGCTTCCTGCTTCTCTGCCCGACGCTGTACCCTCGGACGGTTTGTTGCTGTGGTGCAGCAACCAAACAACCAGCCCTGCATTACGTAACTTCAAACAAAGTTGGTTGATGTACCCCCACTGTTCGGCAGAGTTTTCTTGTAGACCTGGAAACGCCGAACGAATGGTATCGATAACCACATGCGTAGGCTTCGTGGCTTTAATCCACTGCTCAAAATTTTTGATGCCAGCTTCGTTCATTAAGTTCATATCTCGTTGATCGTGGAACGGTGCCCAAATCATAAAGTCACTGGCTGCCTCTCCGTACGAACGACGTGATCGATCAAGAAACTTAGCGATGTTAGCCCTGCTGTTTTCAAAATCGAAATACAAAACTTTTGATCTTTCAGCTATATCGAACGGCCCAAAACGATGTTGCCCAGAACACGCTGCGTACAAAAGATTACGTACGAACATAGATTTACCATGACCACTATACCCAAACACTTGGACAATCGTGCCTGTCGTTGGGACAATCGGATCGATATAGAACTTCATATTATCCACGTACTTCTGTAACTCGTCCAAGCTGTCAGTAGTAATAGGATTAAATACGTTAGGCTCTGGTTGCTTGACCTCTACTATATTGCCTTTCCGTATCTCTGCTTGCTCTGCTCTCTCGCACATCTGGCGCACTTTTTTATCGTCAATATGATTTTGGAAAAACTCATTCATAAAAAGTTGAGCACCACTTTCTAAGTCTGCGCCTCTCTCTCCTTGTCCAGCAAGTGAGGATATATACTTATAAAGCCTATCGTCTCTGCCATTACCGCCACCGTCAGGTAACTTACCTACCTTTGCAACTAACTCTTCAGTGCGCTGCCAAATAGGTTTGTCTACATAAACGTCGTCAAGGCTCATACCTTCTAAACGAAATTGGCTGATGTCTACTACATTACTAGACTTAGAAACTGTAAATCGAGGCGGCTTATAAACAGGCATGTCATCAAAGTCAGTGCCTTCAGATATAACCCATTCGTAGTTTTTGCTTGGCGGTGCAAGGCAGTAACCTTTAGAACCACGCAAGTCCAACCCATCTATCTGAGGCCATTCGCTACCATCAGTTGTAGAGCCAGCTCTATTTTTTATCCACCCCGATCCGCTCGGAAACGAAAAGTAAAAATGACGACCACGTTTTGTCTTTACTTGTATCGGTGTCTTAGTCAGGCCAAACTTCTCTGCTGCTTCGAGAGCCTCATTATTATCGCAATCAACAATAACAAGGCCGCTCAGTTCGCATGAAGCAATTGCTACATTAGCATTTGGTGATCTTTTCCACCATGAAATTACCTCTTCTTCTGAAGGTAATCTCTTCTCGTCAACATAGATACCCCACTTTTCAGTTGGTTGTTTCGTATCTGGTGCGATTGGTATCGGCAACCAGCCCTGATCCAGATACTCTAGTGCTGCGTCTAAGGTGTTCATTCATTTCCTCCGTGAAGTATTGATCGAGGTCAAGCGTAGGCCAAGCCTCTTTGATGCGTGATAAGTAAGTGGAGGAAACAAAGTCTCTTCGTACCCACCCGTAAGGGGTAGTGCGGCAAATGCCTAATGACTTAGCTACGTACGGTGCGCCGCCAAGATCATCTATTAGTTTTTGTATGTCGAAGTGCATTTTTTTTGTTTTCCTCTTGCAATAATGTTGGATGTATCATATACGATACTTAAACACAACCTATGATCTGTATAAAGATCGATAAAATTCAAGGGTCAACTTCATGGAAGAAGAAATAATATTCGGTGACAATCTTCTATCTGTTCCTAAACACCCAAAGGAAGATAGACTTCGCCAACACGCTACCCAATACGCAGAAACCCTAGCAAAGCTTGAGCATCTTAAAGATAATATAGACTATCTTAAAGAAATTTTGCTCTCTGATCTACCCCAAGAGGCAGGAGATTACCCTGTCGAAATGGACGACGGACGTACTCTGATGATTAAGGTACCAGAGAAATGGACGTGGGATAAGAAGTTGTTAAAAGATACCTACGAAGTATCTGGACTTCCTGAATGTGTATCACAAAGTTTTCTCGTTGATCGGAAAAAATACGAAGCCGCCCCCGACAACGTGAGAGAGGTGCTCAAGAAAGCACTGACTATTCAATGCGGCTCACCAACAATCAAGGTTCAACAATGAAGATAACACCGCTCAAGACAACGGATGCTACTATTAGTAGCAAATCCAAGACCTTGGTGTACGGGCCACACGGATCGGGTAAGACAACCCAGTGTGCGAACTACGCCAAACGATTTGGGAAGGGCATCATTCTATCAGGAGAAGGTGGGCTTTCGTCTATCTCTGATATGGAAATTGATTACCTTCCCTTTAGTACGTTTAAAGCAGAGCCTAAAAAAGAAGGTTCATATTCTTTTGTTCAGTTGATGCACTACATGGCATCGGACGAGTTTAAAAAAGAAAAGTACCAATGGGTTGCGATAGACAGCGTGACAGAGCTTTCGCAAAGATGCTTTGCAGAAGTGGAACAGGCGCAAAAAGATAAAGCAAATAGCTATGATCTGTGGACTATCTACGGACGAGAGATAACTGCTGCGCTCAAGTGGATAAGAGACTTGGATATGCACGTCGTAATGATGTCTCTTGCTACTGCAAAAGAAGACAAAAGTAACGGCACGACGATGTACTGGCCTATGATGAACCAAGCTAAAATATCAGAGCTGTTGCCTGCGTTATTTGATAATGTGTTTGCTCTTATACGAAAGACAAACGAGCAGAACGGCAAGATGACCGTTCAAAGGTATTTGGTGACTGACCAAGTAGGTGGTTGGTACGGCAAGGTTCGTGACCCCAATCGTCGCCTAGCTCCATTCGAGAACGAGCACGATGTCACCAAGTTATTGGATATAATTTACATGAAAGATGATGAGTACAAAAAGAGGAGTACAGTAAATGAGTGATTTCATGGGACTAGAGGGCATGGATTTATCCGATGTCGAAGTAAGCACTAACAGAATATTAAGCGTTGGTAGGCACGTCGTTAAGATTAACGATGCTACCGTTGAGAAGGATGATGGTAAAGATACTGCTCGCCTTGTTCTTTCTTACGAAAATTCTGACGGTAGTATTCGTCAATGGATTTATCTGTATCATGGCGGTTCGCCCAAAGCTACCGAGGTTGGCAAGAAGCAGCTTAAAGAGTTGCTCCTAATGACAGGCCACGACGGTAAAGAAGCACCTAACGCCTCTTACTTTAAGGGTAAGTCTGTAGGCATCAACGTAAAGAATGAAGAATATAATGGTAAGACCCAATCGAAGGTGTCTTACTTCTTTACGCCTAAAGAAAAGGAAGCTTCTAGCGGTGACATTAAAGATGACGAAATTCCTTTTTGATGCACCCAATACACCCCCTAGCGCAAAGTGTTCTTGATGCTATAGATCAGGGCTACGAGCAGGAAGATCGAGGAGAGGCACGATGTTATATCGGTGCTAGTATGGCAGGGACAGATTGCGTAGCGCAAATGTCTCTTTCTCTTCGTGGCTTCCCTGATGTACCTGTTGATCCACAGTTACAGAGAATATTTTTTGCTGGGCACAAGATCGAGGATTGGGTTGTTTACGACCTTAAAAGAAGAGCCGATCTTAGGGTGTTTGAGAAAGACGATTTAACAGGTCGTCAGCATAGGAAAGAGTGGCTGAACGGTCATGTGGTTTGTAACTCAGATGGGCTTGTAGACTTTGAAGATGGTTCGGGTCAGGCAATCCTAGAGATCAAATCGATGAACGATGCAAACTTTAAGAAGTTTATGTCAGTCGGAGTAAAGGCATCGCATCGAAAGTATTATCGGCAAATGCAGATGATGATGGCGATGTTTAGGATCGAGCGTAGTTTGTTTGTTTCGTACAATAAAAATAACAGTCAATATCATTGTGAAATAGTTCTATTCGATCAAGAAGAATGGGACGAAATGTACGTTAAGATACAAGCTGCTCTTGATGGGCAGGCAGGACGTGTCGCTGCGACACCCGAAGATTGGAGATGCAAGTCGTGCTTCAAGAGGGAAAGCTGTTGGAATATTCCAGATGTTCGTCCTGCCTGTCGTTTCTGTAAACATAGCTTTGCGAATAAAGATGGTGGGTGGACATGCAAGCTGAACAATCAAGAGTGTGAAGGCACTTGCGATCAGTACGAAATGTTTAGACCAACCGAGAAAGTATAACAATGGACGAAATATTTACTGAATTAAGTGATGCACGTCAGGGTATTATCAGGAAAGAAGCTGAGATCGAGAGTATATACGAACGACTTGAGGCTTTAGATACGACAGATGTTGACGATATTCACCGTGCCAAAACAAAGTTACGGCATGAGAAAGAGCGTCTGGTTGATCTTAAATGTAGAGCAACCGAACTTGAAATTGACCTTATGAGAAGGCAGAAAAAATATGAGTAAGCTGCGCGACCTACCTTTGGATGAGGGTAAGAGACTAATTAACACTGACCGTAACAAAGAGTATGGCGAACCATACGATAACTTCTCTGACATAGCTGCGATGATAACGGCTATACTGCGAAGCATCCTCAAAGATGGTGAGCGCGTACGTGTCGAGCATGTTGCAATGATAATGATTATCGTCAAGCTTTCGCGTATGACCACATCACCCGATAAGTTCGATAGTTGGGCAGACATTGCAGGCTACGTAGGAACTGGATGGGAAGCTATTGCTGTTGATCGGGGGATAAATACCGACTAACCCCAACCATTACCCCAGCCTGATTTACTACCGCCCTTCTTGCTGCGCTCTCCTGCAACACTATCTACGATACCTTCTTTAGCCCAAGACACGCCACCGAGAACTGGTACTCGTCCTACTACTTCTCGAACTGCTGCTCTCTTTTCTCCGTTGGTATCGTCTTGATCCCACCATGATCGAGCACCTTGAAGCACAGTCGTAGCGTCATTGAATAGCCCAACTGTCGGGCCACCAATTGTTTCTAAGTTTCTTTGTGCTCCGTACGCACCGTTATCAGATTGTGAAGCTATGTCGTACATCAGCTCGCCAATAAGACCAAGACCACCTAAAGCTATCATACCATCAAAGTACCAACCCATAAGCATATCCATGTCTTCGTTTTCTTCAAAGGCAGTGGTCAGTGTTTCAGAAAGCTTTCGTTCACGTAAGGTAAACTCCCTGTTATCTTCACCACCACGACCTTGAATAATGTCTTTCGTACCGACAGCTATACCACCCATGGCAGGGCCAGCTACTAAAAGCGCAGCCAGTGGTGCAAGTCTATTGTCACTTTGTCCTACAAAAGCTTTTGCGAAGTTAGCGCCACGTTCAGCAGTAGTGTTACCTCTAAATGCTTCGCCAGCCACAGTGTTTATCAGTCTTGTCATCATCAAAGGATATGATTTCAACTGAAACGCAATCGCACCTAGCGGTGTTTGTGCCCATAACGGTATGTCATTTGGGTTAGGCGTAAAGATCATTTGGTTTGTCAGCTTAATCATAGAAGCCGAAACTTTATCAGCCATTGGATGTTCGTTATTTGTAAAACGGCTTTCCATTATCATATCTAAATCAAGTGACTGATCTTGTACTAACTCACCTAAACCCTCTTCGTTAAGTATACGACGAGCAATACGACCAGCTCTAGAATTCGGACGCTGCTTTAAAATTCTATGCTGGGCTTTAACGTGTTCGTACGATACGGCAGCAGCCACATCTCTCATCATGTCTGTCCAGGGGGTAAGCAATGTGGCGTTAAAAAAGCCAGTCATAAACTGCGTACTATCTACCCCATGAGCAACCGTAAGTCTTTGATGCACTGCGTTTTCTGTAGCAGCACCGATATTTCGGATCATATCTCGATACTCTGGATCAACTGCAAACTTACGAAGAGATTTAACATATGCGCCCATATCACCCGTTCGTACTAACGGCAGCACTAGATCACCAAGAGACGTTAAGGTTGTGAACCCAAGTAGTGTAACTGCGTTGACCCCACGTAACCATTTAGAAGCGTTACGCATAGAAAATGTTCCATGTACTCCATCAATAGGTCGTCGCATTGCAGAGTTCATAAAACCTTGTGCGTGCTGTAGGTTTCTGTTTGATGGTACGTCGGTAAGACCTTTTGTGTCGCCTAGCGCACTAGCTATTGCAGAAGCTCTTTTTTTAAAGTTGTTACGTAAAAGCTCTGCGTCTGGGTTGTCGTCAAGCCTATCACCAAGAAGTTCCATAATGTTAGCTTCTATCTCAGGTGCTGTTTTACCGTCCCTTGCCATATCAATAAGCTGTTGAGCTTTTTGTTCTGCTTCAAACTTATTTTTTATTGGCGCATAGAAATAATCATTTCTAAACGTCTGGGTTTTGGTGCCGTGATCTGTCATGCCTGATCGCGTCCAATTAGTTGTAATAATCTTATTGCTTGAAAGCAGCTTTCCAATAGCCTGACGAGCGTTCATTGGCTGAGACAGGATAGCCATGTAATCATGGTATCCATGTGCGCCTACTCCAAATTTTTCTGATATGTCTATACGATGTTCTAAGTTGTCACTGTATTTAGTCATAGCAACGAGCAGATCATTCTCTAAAAACACACCCAAGCTATCAGGTACATCCATGTCAGCAAACTCTGGGAACTCGTCAAGGCGAATAAGTCTGGTGTAGTCTAAGTGATCTGACTGATCTCCTGCTTTATCGGCGTTACGTTTAAAGTTTTGCGCTGGGTTAGAGTACACACCATCTTCGTCTGTAAGTCTTTGCATTACGCGTCGAGCTGCCGCTTCTGCTTTAGCCGCTTCGCCTGTTCCGTTTCTTTCTGCCAAGAAATACTTTTTAAGTCTGCGAACAAACTCTTCTGGGTCGGCTTGGATCAAGTCCTTGCGCCATACCTGTGGGAAATAGTTTTTCTTTAAGTTGCCAACAAGAGCACCAGATGCACGCAATCGACCAGTAGCTTCGTCAAGATAACCACGTACATGGTCATATGTAATCCTTTCTGATGGGTCAAGTTCACCAACTTTATTTGCATCTCGTAGCGCACTGATAATTCGTAAGTGGCTGGCTGGCTGTGTCATACGGCGTCTTGGGTTGATGCCCATTGCACCCATTGCACTTTCAGCCATCATTTGTGGCCCTGTTCGAAAGTAGTTTGTAAGTTTATTTTTACTATCAGGTAACTCTTTTAGCATTTTTGTAAGAGGTATAATAAACTTACCCATACGTGCGTTTGTTCTTTCAAAGTGACCACCACTTCCATCCGTAGGCTCAAAGAAATTAGCAAGATTTCTTATACCCGAACGGTTCATTATTTTTGAGTTAGTACGAAACGGATTGTAAATATTAGACTTACGTATTTCGGCTGCTGCATCAGCAGGCATACCTCTTCCCCTGGCAACTGCCACCATTGCTTCTAGCGTACGAGCAGGAACGCCAGCTTCTTCTAGTTCTCCTGCTGCTTGGTTTATAACTCGTATTGTGTTGTCACCTTCGACGGCTTGGATTATTCTACCGTTTACTGAGTGAAGCTGTGAACCTTCACCAATAACAGGTGTTGATGCTTCAAACACATCACTTCGTATGTTACGAACGTTTCGGTTAGACAGCATCATTTTAACGTCACCAAGATTTACGCTAGTAAAACCAGCCTCTTGCATTGACTTCTTAAACTTACGAACGCCGCCCATAATTCCTACAACCTTACGTGCCATTTCTTCGGCAGTATGCACACCCGTAATTGCGTCAAGGTCGTTAGCTTCTCTGTTCTTACCTAGTGATCTCATTTGCCCGATTAGTGTAGTGATAAGATCATCTGATCCTGCCATGTTTTCAATAAATACAGCAGGAGTTGTATCTCTTACAAAAACAGGTTCTACAGTTGTAGATACTTCAACACCTAATCCTTGCAATTCTTCGGAAAGAAGATCATCCATTGTGTATAGTTTATCTATGTGGGCTGACGAAGAACTGTTGTCTAATCTGGCAGTATTAATCTTTGCCCTTGCTAAACTAATTTGATCGACCAGCTCTGTTGCATCTTCTTTTTTATCTACTGGTGCAGAAGATATTAAAGCCTCTCTTACGTTCTCCATCGTATTGCTTGGTGCTCTAGTTACATATTGACCAGAACCAAACACACCATCTCTTACACCGTCGCGATAAAAAGGAATAACGCTGTCGCCAGTAAACTCTCGCACGGCGGCATACCCAGAAGCTGTGTAGTCGCTAATTATTTCGTGAGAAAAGTCTTCAGCAAACTCTGCTGGTACACGGTCAACAAACCTAGTTCGAGGACTTCCTTTTGATGGATTGGCACTACCGATCATGTCTCCATAGGCAGTGATGCCAGAAAATCTTTCTCTCGCAACAGGACTTTTAATCATGCCGTTGAGTACATACCCAGCAGCTTCGGAAGCGTCTTGCTCTAGCTCTTCCAAAAAGTCATCAAACAAGTCAGCATCTTCGCCATCCATTATTCTAGAAATAGATTTTAGCTGTGGCTTACTTGAGTTAATGTCGTTTACTTCAGCAAGTGTATCGGCAAAAAGTTTCTCTGGCGATATGTTAAGTACTTGAGATGCCTTAGATAATACATTTCGAGAAGCGTGCGTAATAACATTGCTAGAATACAACGCTTCTCCTACGAACGTAATAGCTTGCGTAACATCATCGCTTCGTTGCAAATTTGTCGCTGCTGTTCGTACGGCTTTTCTGTACGAAGAGTACGAATTTGCGTCAATTGATTGTGGCAGGCTTTCTGACCCAAGCCGAGCCATCCTTGCTGTAACTGTTCTAGCAGCAAGTTCGGTGTCGTTGCTTCGGTGTGTAATGCCTCGGAGATACTCACGCATTTTCATTGTAGCATTTGATGGTATCCCATTCTCGAAAGACGTACCCATATCTTGTGATTGCTCGATTATTATAGCATTACTTACAGGTGTGGATTGTCTAGCCTTTCGAGCCTGCTTTCTGGTACGCATTAAGTGTTTTAAAATATTAGTTGCTTGCTCTGGTGATGCGCCAAAACCCTTTATAACCTGTCCGTCTGCTGACATAGCAAGGCCAAGAGTTATTTCTGGTTGCTGCACAGATACTGCTATACCCTGATTGCCCCCCGTTTTTTCCTTGGACTGCATTTTATTAAAGATCGCCTGCTCTTCTTGAGTAAGCACAACATCTTTTGTTTCGGTATTAACAAGATGCTTAACTCTATTAGATAGCTTCTTACCAAACTCGGTTGGCTTACCGTCTTTACCTATCTGACGACGATACTCGCTAAGAGCTTCAGCAAGTGAGTAATTGTTTAGATCATTACCCTTAGTGGATTTTGTTACCTCTCCTGCAAACTCTCTGGCGTTTACTTTACCCTGATCTTGCATAATAGTTTGCATAGTTTTCTTAAACTTAGCTCTATTAAGATTAGTGACGCGCTTTACTTTTTGCTCGAAGTTCTTGATCTTTTCTATCTTTGCAGGAGTGAAAGAGTTTGCTTGGCGAAGCGACAACACTACGTCTGAAAGCTTGGCTTCTGGTATATCACCGTACTCAATGTCTAGGTATGCCTCATTGATTTCGTCAAGCTTACCCTCTGAATATCTCTCAAGACCTTTATCCCAAAGCTCGATAATGTCTTTTTCCATATCAGAGTGGAATACAGAACCACCAATAATACTATCATCGCCTGCTTCGCTAACGGTGTAATCTGTAGATGCAGTGATCTCGTTTATTTGTTTAGCGTAATCACTCATACGCTTATGGCCTTTGATTGCTTTAAAAGCACCAGTATACCTACCGATAAGTACTGTATCTGTTGGCGTAATCTTGCCGTCTACTGAGCTACGTCTTGCTGCAATACCACGCGCTCTTTGTGTCATCGTTATAGATGAGAAAGCGTTTGCAATAGACCTTGCGGCAAAGGCAAGTTTTGCTGGATCATGTAAATCAGGGTATCCTTCACGCGCTGCTTTAAACGCATGGATGCCTTCTCTGATTTCCATATACCTTGCCTGCAATGCTTTACCCAGTTTTGAGCTTGCATCTTTAGGGTTTGTAAACCTTGTGCGTAACGCTTCGTCTTTGTTTGCAATCATTTTTTCAAAGATTGCTTCGTACTCTTTAGAAACAAAATGCCTGTTTGTAATGTGGTTCCATAGCTTCTTAATAAGATCAGCAGCTTTATCAAAAAAGCTCATAGGAGCTATAGGAGCATTGTATTTGTGGTGTGCATATGTCGCGAACTGATTTGCAAAAACTTCAGCCGCATTTTGTTTTGCATTAGCAACCCCTGCGCTTTTGCCATTTATTTGTACGAGGGGAGAATGTGCATCGAGCAAAGTTCCTTCAACCCTGTCAGAGACAAAGCCTCCGTCAAACTTACCGTTAGCGTAATAGTATTCACCAACCTGTTCCCAAAACTCTCTTTTAAGTTCTGGCGTCATTAAGTTATCGTAAGCCCAATGACCAAGTTCGTGCATAATTGTAAACGATCCAGTTATGCCAGTCTTTGTACCGTCACGATCCATTTTGTCAGGATCAAGAAAGATGCGGTTAAAATCATCACCCATTATAACCGCGCCTTCAGCTTCGGCTTGTAGGTTTTCCATATAGTTCGGAGAATTTATAGTACGGTCTTTAAACGTTTCTGCCTTTGCAGAATAAAGACCATTTACGTTGTCATCCATCATAACTGATAAATCGTAATTTTTTAGCCGCTCAAATATTGGTGCTCGATCTGATGGAGATATTGCTCTTATCATTCTCTCAACGTGAGCAAACTGGGTTTTATTAAGATTAGTTGCTAATTTACGTAACTGATCTACAGACTTTTGAATACCCTGTGTTGGCTTACGTATGCCAAAAGGAGCTTCGTTTCCTATTACTTCTAGGTAAGCGTTGATGCTATCTAGCTTACGTTCAAAATCTACTTCTTGCCCTCCAACAAAAGTTCTCCAATCAGAACCTTCAAGATCATTAAGCACATCATTCAAAGCGCCTATGCTTGGCTGAGAAGCTAAAAAGTCGTCTAATGTTTCTTCTACCACACCGCTATCAACAAGTCTCGAACCAATCCAAAGTCTATTGGCAAGCTGTTTACCCTCTGGTGTAGAAGCAAGTCTTTTAATATCTACAACCGTAGCTGCTATATCTTCGTAGTTCATCGGCCCTTTGGGTACATTCGTACGAACTTCTTTTGGAGCAGGCTGCGC